CGCCACCTCCTTCTCCACCACTTCCTCCGCCAGATCCTGATGGACCTGATGGACTAGATGGTGCACTTGAGGTAGGTGGTATTGCTGTCATTGCTGCTGAAATTGCCTGTGTAGCAACAACTGCTGCAACGATAACATCTTGTGATTCTTCTCTCTCTTCTTCTGTCATATCAGCACCAAGTTGTCCTAGTGCTTCTAATGTTTGGCTTGGATTTGAAAATAACTCTCCTACCAATGCTGCAGGGTCTGATAGTTGTTCAAATATAACCACTACCCCTGCTTCTAAAACAACTCCTTCCTTATATTCAATTTCTTGATTTGGATCTAGTTGTTCTAGAAATTCTATTAATTGTTCACTACTTAGTTCTTCAACTAAGTCTGATACTGGCATTGCTTCATCTACTGTATAATTTTCTTGTAATAAATCAGCAATGTTTTCTAATTGTTCACTAGAAATTATTTCTTCATTAATCAATAAATCTTCAATTGCATTATTTACTTCTTCCTCAACTGGTATAATTTCTTCTGAAGGGGTTGGTTCAGGTGAAGGTTCGATTACAGGTTCTGCTTGTGGCTCTTCTGTCACTTCTGGTTCTGGTTCCTGTGTCACTTCTGGTTCTGGTTCGACAACTGGCTCAGGATCTTGAGTTGGCTGAACTGGATCAGGATCTTGAGTTTGAGTTGGAGTAGGCTCAGGAGTTGGTGTTAAAGTTTCTGTAGGCGTTGGTGTAGGTGTTGGTGTAGGTGTTGGTGTCTCTGTTGGTGTAGGGGTTTCTGTAGGAGTTGGTGTAGGAGTTGGTGTAGGAGTTGGTGTAGGAGTTGGTGTAGGAGTTGGTGTAGCAGTTGGAGAAGGTGTTGGACTTGCTACTGGTGGCTGAGTAATAGTTTGAACACTTAATGGTTGAATTGGCCCATTCTGAGTATATCTAGCACCATATCTTGCGTTAGCAGGTGCGTTAGCACTTACTTCATAAGTTGGTGTCCATGTATAATTTATTGGATTTACTTCTGCTAACATTCTTATATAGATTGGATTTCCAGAACTTTGTCCCCATATCATTACCTTCCAATCTACACATATAGAAGTTGCCGTAGATCCATATCTAACATATAAATTATTTCCATAACCCCATCCTGGACTCCATCCGCCTGCTGCACTATTTGGAAATGCATGATAATCAAAAGATCCAATTGATATAGACGGAGTAGGTGGATAATCCCAAAATGTATAATCTCCTGCACCAAATGTAATAGTTCCTTTTGGACTTACATAAATATTATTTGTATAAACTGTATTTCCCCATTTAAGAGGAGTATTTAAATTCATTAAGAAGGCTTGGTCTCCACCATTAACCTGATAGGTATCACATGGTGCTACATTTGCATTAGTTTGGGGTATAAAAGAAAAGAATAACGCTAATAACATAGGTGTTAAAAGCATTATTCTTATCTTAAGACGTTTAGACAATCCTTCTTTCTCCAGAAGACTTATATATAATAAGCCTACATATATTATACAATTTCTTTATAATATACAGTATTAAGAGTTAAGAATTGCTGTTGGATCTATATCTTTTCCTGCTGACCAACGAATGTTGTCACGCATTTCAAAATGTAAGTGTGGGCCAGAAGAATTTCCTGTATTTCCACTTAATCCAATTGCTTGTCCTTTAGTTACTTTATCTCCAGGCTTTACATCAAGTTTAGAAAGATGTGCATAAATTACCCATCCACCTTCAACTTTTTGTACGGCTTGGATTCCATATGACTTGCCCCAATTTGCTGGTTCAATTTTTCCATCTGCAACGGCAATGACTGGAGTTCCTGTTTTGACTGCCATGTCGATCCCTGTATGATAGCCTTTAGACCACATCTTACCTAATTTTTTGTAAGGTGTTGTGATTTTTCCATCCTTGATTGGTAATCCCATTATTATTTCTCCTAATATATAAAAATGAGGGGTAGATTTCTCCACCCCCCAATTTTAATTATACTATCTAATTATCCCCAGACGGTTGCAGCGTCTTTTGGAATACTGATAGTTGTAGTACCACCTGTAGCAGTCTTTTTAGTTAGGTAAATTCCTAAATCTGTTGCATCAATTTCGTATGCACTGCCATTTGTTCCATCGTTACGTTTAAATTCACGATATTTTAATTTACCCTGAACAATTACCTTATCTCCCTTTTTGAGAGTTGATGCGGCATATTCTCCAAGTGTCTTCCAGACGGCTACATCATAGTAGTTTGTATCTCCATCTTTCCAACCGCCATTGCCGTCAGACATTCTATCTGTACATGCAATACGTAGTTTAGTTAAAGCACCTTTTTCAAATGTTTTAACTTCTGGATCCTTAACTAGGTTTCCAACTGCTGTTATATTTTGTGGCATTACGTTCTCCTTCTTCTCTGTAATCTATCTTCTGGTGTTTCCAAATCTAGTACTGGGTCAATTGCCACAACCGCTCCTAGACTTTCAAGTGTTTTCTTTACATTCATCATGTATTGAACACACTTAAACCTTTCTGCTTCAGTGTAGTTTCTCCACTGACTTTCATAAAACCTTATTGTAAGAAACTTTTCATAATCTACAATATGTGCTTTAAAATCTTTTGGAACTCTGATTGATCTAAATGCTTTTTGCATTTCTGCGTTATACATTTTTATCCATTGTTGCTCCAGACCAAACCTTAAACCATGTTTCGTTTGTTTTATGTTTATTAAATTCTTTAGATATTTTTCCAGATTCTAAATAAACTCCACCCCAAACTCCCCACTCTTGATTACTCACACCATATGCCAAACACTTTCTTTGTGACGGACATTGTGAGCAAAGTGTGTCAACACTTTCTTGAACAATTGAATCTTCTTCATACTTATCAAAGAATAGATTAGTATCCATTCCAAGACATGATCTATTTTCATCAAACTTGTACATGTGCTAGATACCTATCTGGTATGTTCCACACATTGTAATCCACCATGTCAAACCTATATTCAGTCTTCCACTTACCATTATCAAATACACCATTTTTTGTGTAGTAACCATCTTCTTCAACTAGTGCAACTACGGTTACGCCATCCCATCTAAGATGTGAATTGCTTTTAACAATTAACTCCATCTGTTCTAAACTATTGATCTTCATACTCTTCCTCTTCTTCTTCATCTTCTCTTACCTTGCCAAAATTTAAAAATAATGTAACAAAAGAGGCAAGTATATTAAATATTCCAAGTAATAGGAATCCTATTTGTTTGGTATTGTATCCGTATAAAATATATGTAACCTGAGTTGTAATCCATAACAAGATTATAAATATTACAGCCTTAGCATTTGGATTTAAAAATACCATCATAACAGAAAGTAAAGATATTGACTGAATTCCAAAAATTATTAAAGACCAAATTGTTAAACTAATTTCTAAAGATACCAACTTCGCACCCTTCTACTAATTGTGCAGCCTTGCACATTCTAGACTCGCTATCCTTTAATAAACCAAAGAATCCATAATAATTAACGCTATTAAGATTTTCTGCTACCCATTGATGTGATACTTTATAAAATGATATTTTAAATCCTTTTAATTTTAGAAAGTGTTCTGATGAATTACAAAATGCAGCAGTAAAACTATTTATTTTATGTGGTCCTAATGACCATACTTGAATATCGGAATCAAGGCTTGGATTAGAAAGTGCAACACCCATAGCCCTCATGAAAGTTTCATAGTCTTGAAACTCTTTTGTTCCCTCTACTGCAATAATCATTTATATCTTTATCTTTCTTCTTGTTGCGTTATCGATCTTATTATCAATAACATCAGCATAATATATCACACCATCATACACCCAATACGCCCTATTGTCAACAATGTCTATATTTATTATCTCTGGATTTGATTTAAATTCTTTATATGCCTTGTTAAACCAAAGGATCATAAGTATAAAGGATAATATAGAAAGAAGCATAGTTAAATATTGAGACACGTTATTTATTCAAACTATCTATGATACTTATAATTGTTTTCATTTCTTTTTCAGAAAGAGAGAATACATCTACCTTTTCTGCATTTGATATATCAACATTTCCTTCTTCATCTAATTTAGATGAGAATACTGTATTATTACGAATCCAATAAGCCTTATTATTCATTATTGCTATATTTACCCTGGTTTCGTTAATTACCCTGTCCATTTGGCTTTCTTTTTTCTTTTGTTGCATTTGAGGAGTCTTTAAGATTTGATCCACTGTTTGCAACTGATTGAATTGTCTTAATCTGTTTGTCGACAGATGCTTTAAATAATAAAAATTCATACTCAAGTTGAGAGCACTTGTTCCTATAATAACCAAGCATAAACTGTAAAACTTCTGGGTCGATTTTATTTTCATTCATCACAACTCCTTTTATAATTTTACACTAATTATATTTAGTTGTCAATATGTTTGTTAAATGATAATGGACTATCTGTCCAAACTGATTTTTGTGCTCTTACTCTTTGAATTGCATTCCATTTTGATCTGGCCCATGCGTATCCAGAATCTCCACCCCACAGCAGCCAGGCAATCTTACCATTAGAAGGTCTTTCAGAATTATTCCAATCTTTACCTTTTTTATCTACCTCGTGACGAGAAAAGAAAGAATACATTCTGGCTACAGTTTCTGGACTTAGTTCTTTTCTATTTGCTAAATCTCTTGCACGAGCAACTCCAACTGCTGTTCCACCACGACCAAATTTTCTTCTTAGTTCTAAACCTCTACGTGCATTGTTTGCCATAGATTCTGTTGGTTTTAAATTTAAACTTTCAATTGATGCTTTTGACATATCATCTTCATGATCTGGATTATCCATATCGTCTTGAACATCACTACCAACTGTTACGTATCCGTCTGGAATAACAGCAAATCTACAAGCACCTTCTTCTTCAATTGCTGCTTCTAATATTGCACACGCTACAGAAGATTTATGTAGTGCACAGTTGCCACATTTAACACCTATTTCTGCATTTTCATTATTGTATGCATCTTCGTATCCAACCCAAATACCTTTTGCTTTATCTAATGGTCCAACTTTATTTGACAATGCAAGCAATGAATCTGCCAATGCTCTTTCTTCATTTGATAATTCATCGTATAGGGGCTTACCTTCCCACATATCTTCTTTAATCATTTTATATTCCAAGACTTGGTAGGAAAGTATCCGTTTGTCTATTGGTAAGTTGTTTTTTCATAACTTGATCTGGGCAACATTCTTGTAATTCTTCTGATTTTTTAACTGGTACACAGTTAGGAACCATGGCTCCATCTTTTCCTGGCTTCATTCCTCTTTGAACATATCCATCCCAACATGGGGACTTTTTATCTACTTCTTCATCTTTATGCATTTCGTTTTTATTTTTATCTTTACGTTCGTTTTCATCTTTCTTTTTCTTTTTATCCATATTTTCATTCATATGATCTGGACAATTTTGTGGACTTGGACAATCCTCTAATGAATGTGGGTAAGATTGTGGAACATCTTCATTTGTAATAATGCTTCCGTCAACTTTTTTACTATCTGCCTCAGCAGCATATAATGCTCTTTGTTGCTCAATTGCTTTTTTACGTGATGGGTGACATCCCTTTGAACCACTTGGGCCAACTACTGCATAACCCTTGCAACCACCATAGTTTCTTTTAATATCATAAGGCATATCTAAAGTATACCATCTTTGTTATGCTTGTTAATCATGTTTTCTATAAAGAATCTTTCTTCATCTGGAAGAGTATCTTTAATTGTCACAGTTTCTGGCTTTAGCATTACCATAGGGGTTCCATCTTTATCAAACGACATCTCTATCAAACCTTTGTCCCACATTTTAAAGGCTAGTTCATTGACAAATTTAAAATGCTCTTCCCATAACTCAGGAAGCAACTCTTCGCATTTAGGAGTTATATTATATGTAAATTGTCCAGATATAGAGTCATACCCAGTTAATTCTAAAACACCCATTTCTAATAGTTTTGCCATTAGTTCATTATATTCTTCTTCAGTAGGATCTATCATATTAATCTGTACCCCCCGCCAAAGTCGCCAATTTTTCCTCTAATTTTTTCTTTTGGAAATCCAAAGTCATCGTCATCATCATTTATAGTGTCTCTATCTACTCCACCACGAGACCAGGTATGAATATCTATCTCTTTCATTCTATCTCTTTGAGCATGGACAATTGCATTGTATACAGAGCCGCACATAGCATCTGCTAAGTCTTTAGACTTTTTTCTAGGATGATCAACCTTGTTATTACCCATAATTCTTAGTTCTAACATTTCTTCAAGTAAAATATCAATGTGTGGGGCAACCACCCTATCCTCATAAATTAACATAGATAAATCTTCATAATGTTTTTTAGCAACAGATAATGTATCTGTTTTAATTCCTACTTGCTTTAATTCTTGTTGAATATCAAATGATTGCCAACGATCAAAGGTGACTAATCCTAGATTAAATCCCATTCTTCTTAAATCAATAATCCAGTTTTTAACTTCACTTAAGTCTACTGGCCCTTCTCTTTTAGGTTCCCACCATGCTATTGCATCAACAACAACAAATGGAACAATTTGCTCATAGTTATTAAAAGACTGAACACTTACCCACTTGTCAACGTGTGCAATAGATACAGCACATTTGTCATGTTTTTGTGCAAGATCAGCATGAACAAAATATTCAACATCCTCTTTTGGTTTAAATGTTAAATCAAATCTTCTATTATTGTCTAATGGATTTCTATTTGACAATGCTCTTTCAACTTTTTCTCTTGATTTAAAAAATGCATCTGATGAAACTGTTGGCATACAAGCAAAACGCATAAGTGCATCTGCAGCATCTGTAAAGAATGCAATTTTAAAATCTTCAATCTTTCTAGTTGGATTCATTTCCCAAGTTGGTCTACGAAGAGCAAATACTCCAGGGAATTTATAAGATAGGATAGCATCTTCTTCCCACTCTATTGTAAATTTATTAGATGGGTCATCTTCAGACATCAATGGGTTAATTATAAATTCATGATTTCTAACTATTGTTTCTTTTTCTGCAACAACATCTTCATATCTTTGAGAGATAAAGTCTCCTTTAAATCTAGGAAATGATAGTAGGATAACTTTTCCATAGTCAGGAAAGCGAGAGTCCACAGATCCACGAAATGCTTTATATAAGTTATCAGCAGTTTTTCCTTGATCGTTTCCTCCAGCACCCTCCATTGCAAAACCAGATATTTCATCAAGTACTGCAAGCATTAAGTTTAGACCTTCTGCAGATTCACGTTCAGAATGTCCAGAGTATACAGTTATTGATTTGTTAAACTCAATACTATCTATCTTTGGTTCTTTATATTTTCCAGCAAACCAAGGTGCTCCTTCAATCTTTGATTTAAATCCTTTAAAAAATACGTTCTTTGCTTGTTGTGCGTTTACTGCAACGTTAATCAAGTCTATTGCATCATTTGATGGTTTTCCAAAATACCTTGATGGATCTTTGAGGCACAAAAGTTTATAGACAAGATAAGCACAGCCAATGGTAGAAGTATGGTCTTTACCACTACCTTTTCCACACATAAGAATAACTTCTTGTTTAGTGTATTTTTTGTAATGTTCGTTTCCTTTTTCTTTTCCTAGCCATCTTTCAACATCTTCTTTTTTATAAATTTGACTCATACATTCTACAAGTGTATATTGATATTCAGAAAGTTCTGGCATATTAAGATAGTCTTTACTTCTTACAAAAGTTTTAACATCTACTGGTATTTCTTCAAATGGACTTTCATCTAATGCTTCTAGAAAGTCACTAAAATCAATTGTCAATTACTACCACCTCAGTTTGTACTTCAGAAAGTTTACGCATAATTTCTTCACGTATTTCTGGGTACTTTGTGGCTACCTCTTTCAATATATTAATTAGAATACCTTGTTTACGTTCCATTTCAATAATTTGTTCTGCTATTTCTTTATTATCTAATAGCCCTGCTTTTTGTAGCATTTCAAGTCTTTTACTTTCGATATCTGCTATCAGTTTGATAGCGGTTGTCTTTGCTGTAAGATTTGCAGTAGAATCTGCAGCATCAATAACTTCGTATGTTTTTTTAATTAAAGATGAGTAATGTTGATCAGCACCAGCGAGTGCTTCTTTAGCACGTGCATGAATGGCTTGGTTATTAGAAACCATTGAACGCCAATCACTTAATAGATTTAAAACCTTTTGACGTGGAATATCTAAATCTTTTGATATTTGAGAAGCATCAGAACCTTTTAAATATTCTGAAGCAACCTGATTAACCAAGTCTAAATGTTTGACTAAATCATCGTTCATTGTCTAGTGTCCTTAATAATACAAGATATCCTATTAGATCTAGAATAGTATCTTCAGATGCATATTCTTTACCTTTATGTATTCTATTAAGTTTATCATCAATACGAATATAAATTTGTTCTTTTGGGGTAGATTTGCTAAATATATTTATAGGATGACTATATGAACTACCATATGAGTTATTCTTATTGATAAGTAATTCTGCTATATCTAGACATTCATCCAAGATTTTTCTACCCGCTGGTGCTTGCGTTGAAATGTCTCGAACAAACTTCATTCTATCTTCAAGTTGTTTTTCAATATTCATATGTGGATATTCAGCCATTTTTACCTCTTTGACTTTCTAAGACCAAACTTGGCAAGATATACGTATATAGTTTCAACAGATGCTCCACACTCTTTTGCAATTTGTTCAGGACTTTTCTTATCAACTAAATACCTTTTTCTTAACCATGCTTCACTTGTATATAACTTCATTTTATCACTACCCCTTGCCCTTGTCAAGGTTATGTGGCTGATCAACTAACTTATGCCAATTTTCTGAAGCATACCAGCCGATTGCAATTGAGTCAGCAACATCATCATCATCTACTTCTAAACTAAACTCAATATTAACTTTTTTAATTGTTCTTGCTTTTCTAAATTCTCTTTCTTTTGATTTATAAAAAGAGTATGACTTATCTGGGCCATAAAGATCTTTTATTGCTAACTTCTCTTCTTTTTTTAATCTACCATTTCCAATCCAAGACTGCCAGGAAACTGGAGAGCATGATACTATTGGTGCTCTGTGATACATTTGACTTGCTCCAAGAATTGCACCTTGTACAAGAGACAATGTTATTGCAGTATTTTGAGAGTTCGTATATATTGCAGATTCAATTACTATCGCATCAATGTCATAGTCTTTTAAAAACGCTGATACCTTTTTGGTAGCATCACCAGTTCTTTCATATACGTGGTTTCCATAGAAATGAACTTTTCCAAACTTAACCAATTGTCTTTCTTTAAAAACAGAAAATGCCATAGAGTTTGTAGAAGCATCTATTGCTAAGATAGTTTTTGGATTACCAATATATCTTAATTTATTTTTGCTCATAATCAAAAAATCCTTTTATCTCTTTTAGAAATCTATCTACCCTTTTGTTATTAACCAAGCAAGTGTCGCAAAAAGTATTGTCATTATAAATGCTAAGATTGGTACCACAACCACCAGCACAAAGCCTATCCTTGCCAATTCGTTCTTTAGACTTGGTGATTTTATATCTTTGTACAATCTTTTGTTTAGTTGCTTCAGACCTGCATTTACTAGAGCAATAAATTTGATTTTTACTTTCGGTGTTAAATGAGTCATCGCACCATTGACAATGCTTTATCATTCAAGTTCTTTCCTTCTTTCAATCTTAATAACACCCTTTTCTCTTGAATCACATACTTTTTCTACAGGACAAGATGCACACACTTTAGAATCTTTCCTATATGCTCTTTCTGGAAGTTGTTTATCATCAAATGTTTTTTTAACTTTTCTCATCCAGTCAAAAAAGTATTCGATAAAATCAACATGATCTTGAGTTGCAACAACAGGTATTACTAGTATTTCATGAGTATTTTTATTTTCATAAACAATAGCACCTATTTGTTGTTTTAAGATTTTCATATAAATTAATAGTTGCTCTATGTGATATGAACTTGCTGTACCTTTTGCTTTATGGTATTCAAATGCTTCATTCTTTGTTGTTTTAATTTCAAGAAGAACTAGTTTTTCTTCTAGTTTAACCATAGCATCTGCATATCCAAAAATTGGTGGATCATTATTTACTATTGTCTGTTCTTTCCACTCTAATATTCCTTGTGCCTCAAGTGCACCTTGAATTCTTTCGTGACTACTAGACCCTGTATTCATATTTGCATAGTTGATACCTGTATTTTTTTCTTCCCATTCATTACCTTCAAATGCCAAATACCAGTACCTTGCACAATGACCATTGCCAAAAACTAAAGTTGATGGACTAAATGATTTCTTTTTTATAATGCCAGTTTTACTGTCTTGCATTTTTATATGGCCTTCATGAATATGATCAACAATCTTTGATAAATCCAGTGTTGGCTCCTGTTTCTTTACCATTTTTTTAACTAATCCTTTTGTCATTAGAAGTTCCTTACGCTATATTTAAGTGCATCAACAAGTTTGTCTGTTGCTTCTCTAATTGCATAATACATATTTTTCTTTGACCTATCGTCTTTTTTTACATGTGAGTACCATGCAGCCATCATTGCAAATTTTGCAGAGTAGGCTTGTAACTGTGTAATTAATAATGTAGCCTTTGCTGCTGGAACATCTGGGTTTACTATTAACTTTGCAACAATTCCAAGAGTCTTTTCAAACTCTTCATCTTTCATATATTCAGACATCTCATTAAAAGATGTTAGCCTATTTAATAATTCTACTGTAGTTTCCATTATTCTTTCTCTCTTAGTTGTTCAAATACTTCCCACTCAATTATAGCAAGTCTTACCTTTTTATGCCCTGATCCAAGTACTAACATAAGTGCTGGATTCTTTTTTCTATCTACCCTCATTGTGTCTGACACAATTTTTGCCCAGGAGTCTTGATTTACTGAATAAGACTTTGAATATTCTTTTACATCAATAACAAAGTCATCTAATGATCCATCACCTTTAACTGGACCTCTGCCAGAATTAACGTGTGGCTTTGCACCAATACGCTTTAATTCTCCACGCTCACTCATCAGTATCCCTTCTGTGGAAAAGTTACTTTAGACATATGCTTTTTAGTACACATCCAAGTAAGATTTCCTGTTTCTACATACATTCTTGCTTTTGGAACTTCTTCTTTGCAAGTGTGACAAATAAATTTGCCAGGATACAAAGTATATTTAGGCGTTGATTGTTGATTCAAGTTCTTTTAGTTTCTCTGGATTTTCTTTTAGGTATTCAATTACTTTTGCTCTACCTTGCAGTCTTTCACCTAGCACTGTATACCAAGCACCACCCTTTTCAATAACTCCTAAAAGTTCTGCAGTGTCTACAAGATCGGCTACCTTATCCACTCCGATAGTATCTCCTTCAAAGTAGAAGTCGTATTCACCAGCAAGGAATCCTGGACCAGTCTTGTTAAAGTCAATATGCCAGTTAACTTTCCTACCTACTTTTCCTTCAATTAATTTATCTCCTACTGTAATTTTTGACTTTAATGCATTATTGTCAGAATCACTTGACCATAGTTTAACTACTGTACTTGAGAAAAATTTAACTGCTAACCCCCCTGTTGGCATATGTGATGCATACATAGCACCAATATTATTTCTTAGTTGGGATATCAAAACCAATAATGTTTGGCCATCTTGGTTGTTTGCATAGTTAAGCATCTTAACTGCATTAGTCATATCTTTAGCCTCTGCACCAATCTGCTTAGTATTCTCTAATGCTTTTAACTCTTCTGAATCTTTTTCAAAGTAAATTGCAGGCAATAAAGCAGATATTGAATCTACTATAATAATGTCTATCTTTGCTTTCATTAATTGAGTAGCAACATCAACCATATCATTAATAGTTTTAGCAGATGAATATACTAACTTATCTGTGTCTACCCCAAGTTTTTTAGCCCACTCTGGATCAAAAGACTGCTCCGCATCGATCCATGCACAAAGTTTTCCTTCTTTTTGTGCCTCACCAATCATTTGTAAACAGAATGATGATTTGCCAGCAGACTTATTACCCCAAATCATTACTTGTCTTCCGTAGGCAAATCCACCTTTAAGTGCATTGTTAAGACTTATGCTTGGTGTCTTTTGCTTGTGAACTTCTACATCTGTTGCATTACTTAGTCTTTTTCTTAAACTAGGATCTAGTTGTGATAAAAACTCTTCAATTTGTATTGACATTACTTAACTACCTCATTCAGTATCAAAGAACCATCGTCTGACTGGCCAAATATCATTTTGGTTGCAGTTCCTGGTTCGCATTTCATATAACCCTCAGAAAATTGTCGAGGGAAAACTATTACTGGTTTCATTTCACGATCAGCATTTGCTACAATCATGTGTGCCATTTTCTTTCCAGCCTTAGTAACTCTTGGCTTAAATGATAGCACATAATACTCTTCTCCGCTATACGGTAAAGATTTATAATTTAAAAACTTAACTAAACTATTTGTTGGAAAGTTTTTTATTTCATCTATTATAATTGCTTCACTAATTCTGTTGGCACCAACTAAGAATAAATAAGTTTTTCCTTGTTCAATCTTTGTTTCCTCATCGTCAAACACACCAAGCAGCCCTGTAGAGTCCATAATTTCTACACGTGACCACCCCTTGCCTCTTTTAATATTTTTTACAACACCCATTAAAATAAATACACCTTGTTCATCAAAATCTTCAATGTCATCAATATATGCATAATAATGTGGCGGAACGCTTGTTGTAAATTCTGGAAGATTTAAATACTCGTAAAGATTTTCTTTTACAACACTTTCCTGTCTAGGGTTGTCAGGAAATGCTAATGCTCCGATAGCATTTAGTCCTTGGACTGCCCTACTGTTTATACCGCTTCCTTTTCTTGAAGCAATAGCATTAAACTCTTGATAAGACCTGTATGGTCTTTTAATCATAATCTTGCTTGCAACATTTTCAGAAATCCATTTTATCGATGACAATCCCATTCTAATACCTTTGCCTTCAATTGTAAAATCAGAATCTGATTCATTAACGTGTGGTAGTTTAACTGATATTCCCATTCTTTTTGCTTCAATCAAGTATTCTGTTCTCGCATCTTTGTCTTGTTCATTCTTTAATAAGCAATACATAAATTCAATTGGGTAGTAGTACTTTAACCAAGCCGTCCAGTAGGAAAGCATTGAGTATGCAACAGCGTGTGACTTATTAAATGAGTAGCCAGCATGTGCTTCAAAGTCATGCCACAACCCTTCTGCTTTGAAAGGTGTAATATGCTTTGATGCACCAACAACGAATCTATCTTTAAACTCATCAAATTCTTTTGCATCTTTTTTCTTACCAATAATTTTACGCACCTTATCTGCTTCTGCCATTGTCATTCCACCAAGGTGAACACATGCTTGCATTACCTGTTCTTGATATAAAACACATCCGTATGTATCCATAGTAAACTCTTGCATAATTGGATGAATATATTCAGTAATTGCTTTTCCATGTTTTCTTGCAAGATAAAGTTTTCCAATTGTATTCATAGCACCTGGACGAACTAATGCATTAGAGGCAGCAAGTTCATCAAGATTGCTTACACCCATTTTAACTAGAAGATTTGTATATGGAGTTGCTTCACACTGAAACACACCTTTAGTTCTTCCATCAGAAAGCATTTCATAAACTTTTTTATCATTAAGATCAATATCATTTAATACAATATCTATTTTATGACGCTTCTTAATTGTTTTAATTGTTTCATCAATTACTGTTAATGTTTTTAATCCAAGAACATCTAGTTTAATCAATCCAATATCTGCTGCTTCATTCATATCAACTGCTACTACTGGAATTCTGTCTTTTGTTCCAGGTGCTAATCTTGTTTCCATAGGTGCGTATTTAAAAATAGAATCTTTTGCAGTAACTACACCAGCAGCATGGATGCCAGTACCACGAATACGACCACGTAACTGTTCTCCATATTTAACTACTTCTGGGTACTTTAATCTAAACCATTGTGCAGACTTACTTGATGTAAAGTCATCCCAATCATCTACAGTCTTTAATACTTTATTTACATCAGATAGTGGTATATTAAATGCTCTAGAAACATCTCTTACAATTCCTTTTCCTCTAAACTCTAAAAATGTAGCAATTGATGCAACATTCTTATATTCTTCTTCAAGATATGTTTTTACTTCATCACGTCTTGAATCTGCAATGTCTGAGTCGATATCTGGAAAGTCGTTACGTTCTGGATTAACAAATCTAAAAAATAGTAGTCCATGTTCAATTGGATCAACATCTGTAATTCCAAGTGCGTAGCAAACTAAAGATCCTGCTGCAGATCCACGACCTGGACCAACAAGAATGTTTTGTTCTTTAGCCCAATTAAGCATGTTACTTACAATTAAAAAGTATGGAGCAAAATTCTTTTGTTCAATGATATTTAACTCTTCTAATGCTCTATCTAGATACTCATCATTATGTGCAAGTCCTTTGTTAACCAAACCTTTAAATACTAATTCTTTTAAAGATTCTTGTGGGTTTTCTACTTTTGTAGGTAATAAATCTAATCCAGATTTAACATCATATTCTTCTATCTTATCTGCTATCTCTAGTGAATTAGTATAGATATCTTCTCTCTTTATACCCTGCATATTCATCTGTTGCTTCATTTCTTCATATGAAAGCAAGTGAATATCAAATGATCTAAATGACATAGGTCTATCTGCACCGTATAGATAGTCAAGACGCTTCATCATATCATCTATCTTTTGAGATTTCTCAAACTTTGCTTCCCTATCTAACTTTGCATGTGTATTTAAAAGAAGCATAATTTCTTGTACAACTTTTTGATCAACAGTAGAATGATGACAATCTGGGGTAACAACTGACTTAATCTCCATACTATCTGCAATTTCTAATAATTCGTTGTTTAATTCTTTTGAGTTATGTGGCATTACCTCTACATAAAAATCATCTTTAAATACATCTTTAAACCACTTTAATAATCTTTTGGCCTCTGCATACTCTTTGTGTTCTAATGCTTTTGCAATAAGTCCAGACATACAGGCTGATAAAACAATCAAACCCTCTTTGTGCTTTTCTAATACTTCAAAATCAATTCTAGGTTTTTTATAGAATCCTTCTGTCCAACCTATTTCATTTAATCTATTTAGATTTTCTAAACCTTGCTGATTCTTTGCAAGAATAACAATATGGTTATAAACTAAGTCTAGAGGATTATCTCCTCTTTCTGCCTTATCTCTTCTATCAAATCTATCATGAGTAATATAGCCTTCTATGCCAAGAATTGGCTTTATACCCTCGGCTTTTGCTGCACGATACATTGGACGGTGTCCAGATAGTGCACCATGATCTGTAATGGCTATGGCTGTCATACCGTTTTCTTTTGCACGCTTGCAATACTCTTCTGGAGTTGCAACACCATCCATTAATGAATAGTGTGTATGAACGTGTAGTGGAACGTAATTCAAGCCATAGCCTTTCAGATTATTTTTCTATTACCACTCTGCTGCTGCAGAAGTAGTTGGGTTGCTGAATCCAAGATAGAATGATTCTTGTTCAGCGTATGGAACATCACGAACAACTTTGTCTAAGTTAAATGCTTCGTGTGATCCCCAGTTAAATGGTTCTGAATCTTGTTTTCCTGGAAGAAGAACATAGTTTGTTTCTGTTCCTTTTCCATTACGTTTTAATTTCCAGACCATATTGCTAATGCTTGGTGAGTCTGCTGCAAATTCACGGATTGTACTAAATGTAGCAGTCTTGCTTACACCCATACTCCATACTGCAACTTTTGGCTCATCTGTTCCATTGTCAACTAGTACGTTGCAATAAAAACGAAGACGTGCCCTCCAGCCGCTCTTAGGTTCTTTGCGATACATTTCACAACCAAAGCAACGACCTTGAGTATCTGCAGTACATGCTGCTTTACGCTTGTAGTCTTCTGGATTTGTATGTTCACTAATTACAATTGCTACTCCACGTTTTTCATCATACGTTGGTGAGTCAGCATCGAGTTCGCTTACAAAGCGAATTTGTGCACTTTCTCCGTCATCTAGTTTTAACCAGTTGACTTTTGCACCACTATTTTCTGTTTTTGTTTTATCAAGAACTGCTTCAATATTCTTGATACCTTTTATAATTGACATATGTATTTCTCCTTAATATTTGCTCTGTATATGAGCGTCAATCTATTGTAGCATTGCGGCTACTATATTGTCAAACTGAGCCACAAAATCTTTTAATTCTTTATCGCTTAAATCAGAAACATCTTTTACTCTTTCTGGAAGTTTAGCAATAATACATTTTTCATATCCAAGATCAGTTAGTAGTTTATTAGACATGTTTTGACCAGCCTCATCGTTATCACCTAGTGCTATTACTTGATTAAAGTATTGTTTAAGAAGTTTTCTTTGCTCTTTAGATATTGTGGCACCTAGTGTTGCAACAGCATGACCACCAGCCTGTTCTATTCTAATAGCATCAAAAGATGACTCAACAACAAAAATCTTGTCAACTCTTTTATTCCTAGATAGATTAAATAGGGTTTTGCTTTTAGGCAAGTCTGTTGAATTTTTAAATCTTTTTCCCTCTATGGATCTTCCAACAAATCCTAAACATATTCCATCTGGAGAATAAACAGGAATTGTAACCATATCTTGGGTAGTAGAATATCCCAACTTATATCTTTCTACACTATCTTTTGTTATACCCCTGGATTTAAAATATTCTATGGCCCTTTCATTTTCAAAAACATTTTTATGTAACTTTTCAATCATCTCTAAATCATACTGAACAAATGTTGTTACTTTATCAAGTGTGCTATTTAGTTGATCAACTAGATTTCTTTTATCTGCCTTTGAGTCTATCAATCTCATCGATTCAAAATAAGATCTTTTTGTTGCCTGCATTATAACTTCTACTAACTCTTTTGCTTCTTGGCATGAGAAGCACCAGAAGATACCTGTTTCTTTTGAAACTTCTCCTGCTGGAGATCTATAGTTATTATGAAAAGGACAAAATATCATTAAATCATTATCTAGTTCAAATTTAATATCTATGCCAGCGGCTATGAGACTTCGCTTGACTTGTTCTTCTGAGTAGTATGTGACATTATTGGTTTGTCTTTGTCTATTCCTAGTATCCACTTTGCCCTATCTTTTCCAACATACACTCCATATACTGATAACTGAAAATCAAATGTTCTACCATTGTACCCAATAGTAAAATCTGTGTCAATATCATATCTTGGTACATATCCATGATTTCTCATTACTGAGGTGATCATAGATATATATTGGTCTTTGAGTCTTGTAATATAAGAGTCATCGTATATTTCGCCTTCAAGACCAAACCGTTTGATAGGTTTGTGGCTATACATACAACAATTATATCGTTATATTATGTTTTATCCTCAAAATCTTTATACAAGAATCTACCAGAATCAAAGTCGACATCAACCATAAACTCTCCAGAGAACCCATGACGGTTCTTTCTAAATGCACATTCAAGAATTGTAGTTCCTTGTGCACGACCTAATGCAAGAACCCAGTCAGCATCATATGCTAATTGTTTAGACCAAGCAACTTGTCCAAGTGATGGAACACTGTTCATATCTGTTGCATCGTCTGGAGTTGCTGATGCAATTGCAACAATTGGAACTTGTGCAGATATTGCAAGAACTTTTAACTCTCTAGAAATACTTTTAATTTTTACAACTTCATTATCTGTTGGAACGTTTGATTGCATTAATTGAATATAATCTACAAACACAATATCAGGTGCATATTGATCTATCTTTCCTCTTAATACAGAAGTAGATAATTCTCCTACCCCATCGTTTGAGACAATATGAAATGATGGCATATTTTCAAGGTGTTGTTTTCCCCAAAGATTAAAAGAGTCTTCGTCAACTTCTCCAGATGTTAGTTTTCTATGTGAAAACATTCCTTGACCCATAATTGTATATACACGATTTCTAACTTCAGTCTCTGTCATTTCAAGAGAAATAACTAATGGCTTTCTTCCATTCTTCCACGCTTGAACAGCCATAAATAATGCGAGCCAAGACTTACCAATAGCAGGATAGGCAAGCAAAATGCCAAACTGACCAGGAGTAATGCCCGCTGGAAGATAGTTATCAAAACCTGCAAGACCTGTTTTAATGCCGTGATGACCTTTTTCATTTAACTCCTTAATATGTTTAAAGTGTGCAACAGCATCATCTATGTCTGTAGCATCTACGTCTCTAATATCTGCTGTGATCTTTTTTAACTCAGCAGTCTTACCAATCAAATTGTTTAAAGCATCATTTGGTTTATTTTCCTGTAATTGCTTTGCAGTAGACATTAAGACACCGCTTAAACTATCTTGTAAATATGAAGTTCTTAATTCTTCAAGATGATACTTTGTATTTCCTATTTCCCCTATTGGGCTAAAGTCTCTAAACTTTTCTATAACTAATGGAATTGATGGAACTACTGAATTTTGTTCACTATATTGTTTAATAAAGTCCCAAACATCTTTATGTGTTCTAAAAAGAGTATCTGGGTTTGCTTGAAGTAAAACGTGTAGTTGCTTATCTTTTAATACTGCAGAAAGTACTTTTGCCTCTAATTCTGCAGACATTATTTATCCAACCATTCTTTTGCTTGCTCGCGAAGTAACGCTCTAATTCTATCATCTTCTTTTCTAAGTTGCAATGCCTTATAAAAAGTTTCAGAATTTCTTACAAAATGATCCCAATCTGGGCTATGATATGTCTTAAAGTAATACTCTACTAATTCTTTAGACTCTTCAACACCATACGATTGATATAGTTCTTTAATAAAAAACTTTGCTTTGCCTATGCCAAACTTGCTATATATACTACGTTCTTTTAAACGTTTGATAAACAGTCTGTATATTTCATCAACATCCCAGACTGGTTTTTCTTCTAGTATATCTTTAAGTTCTTTTTTCTTTTTTGGTTCTTTTGCTGTAGGCACTACTCTAGTTCTTTCTTAGCCTCATCTACTTTTGCAATAACTTGCTCTTCAACAAATTTATAAACACGTTGCATTGCCATGTCCATTGTTTCACCTTCACGAAGAAAATCTGTACATCCAAGATCTACTCTTAGACTTTGAAAATTTCCTAGGTTTAATGTATAGCCAAGTGTTGCTGATACTGTTGTCTTGTCAGACATAATTCACCACGTTTCTTCTGCCCAGACAGGGACGAATTCCCCATCTTTGTTTTGCGTATATAACATTATAGCGTCTCCAATTAAAGAACGCAACTCCTTTTCGGTAGGAATTCCTTTTCTTGGAGTAACTCTTCCATCTCGCCTTGGTCTACCAGCATGTATGCTTGCTAAGCCATCTCTTATTTTAAATAAATCATCTTCAGAATAGTAGGACATTTTTTGCCAAGCCCTTGTTCCACCAATCGTAGCACCTGTTGGGGATGGTATTGTTTCACTTTTAATAAGTCTTTCAAGTTGCATTCTAGATCTTTTAAATATCTGAAGTGTATTTGTTATGTTGTATGCTCTTTTTCTATGTTTTTTAAAATCAGACAATAAAAGTGTTTGATCTTTATTATGTATATAATTATAAATTACAACAATGTTATTTGCTCTATTAGAATGTACTACCCTGACTAATTCATTATTTAAAAAAAATATAATAGAACTAGGGGCTACAGAGGATTTCCACTCTTTTTTGCCCTGATTCTTTCCTGTGACATTATCCATCTTATTCTTTCATCAAACTTTTCTGGGTTGTGATACATCTCTCTTTTCCCGCATCTTAAACAGTATAATTCAAGATGATCGTGTGTTAAAAATACTCTATCCACAAATATTTTAGCAGAACACTTCCTACATGTCAAGGCTTCTTTTATATTCATAGTGAAAAATTATACCAGAATCTAGGCTATTCCGAGTACTATTAGGTTAATCTGCATAGTTACAGAACCTGTTGATCCAGATGGAAACTTGATAATTCCATCAACACGATCTTTTGTTACTGATGTTAATACTACAGTTGCAGCGTTACCGCCAGAAACAGTACTTGTAGTATTGGTTAGTCCTGCTATGGCAACAGGAGTTGTTGTAAAATTTGGGTATGTAAAGAAGAATTTTTCTTCTGGTGAGGTTGTAATGTTATTAATTGTAATAGACTTAGTCTCTGCATAAAACTTTAAAGACGTAGTATTTGCGGCAGCACCATTTACTCTAGACTGAGTAGATGTTATTTGAGAGTTTTGAAGATCACTTACTGCTTCTACTAAAGATGAAATAAGAGTAACATCTATAGGTTGACCTCTTGTTGGTGTAATTATCGTTGCCATATTCTCTCCATTATATCACTATAGGGTTATTACTGGTGTCTGAAAAAGTTTAAATAAGTTGCTTTCTTCTGGTGGGGTTGGGTACGAAGGTAATTGAACCTTAACAACTGCAGTTGAGGCTGTTACTGGAACCATTATGGTAGTTGTATTTCCAGCCTCTCTTCCGATATATTGAAATACAGATGAATAACTCCATTTGACAAATACATCATGACTATTTTTATCAACACTGGAATGAACATCTTGCCATGTTATATTGATCATCTTTGTTCCAGATGTTGAGGTTGATACGTCATATGAATATCCAGCACTTGCTGATACGACTTGGCCAGAACTATTTAACAATACTATTGGAGACCATTCAGAAATTTCATTATAATCTTTTGTTGTAATTCTAAATCTGATTTTATGCTTACCGTCTTTTCCTGGAAATGGAAGTTTATCTACAGGAATAATAACTTTTGCCATTAGGAGACACCTATGCCAAATCTATATTCAATATAGTTATTTGTATTTTCACCCTTTAAAATTGGTAGTCCATCGTCTGTCTTAATTATGTTATACCCGACCAGTGAGTATAATGGGTTAATTGCCGTAACGTTATCTATTCTCATTCCATCAAGTAAAACAAAGTAGTCATTAGATGGCACTCCACCTACCAGTGTAGAAACATAAATTCTAACCATGTTGATATTCGCCCATGAAAATGATTGGTCAGCAGCAAATTGAGATATTGTCCTAGTTACAACCTGATACCTATTTGACCCGATATTGGCAGATGTTAAATCTATTTTTGCTGTTGCAGCAGGTGGTGCTGTATTTATACCAGATAGGTTATTAATAAATTGTAGAATAATTTTTACACTGTCTGGATTTGTATTGGTTGCTGCTTGTCTACTTAATAAACTAAAAGCAAGTTTTACTTCATCATCTGGAAGGTTTTGACTTAAATCAAAAGATATTGCAGAGTTTTCTAAATATTTTGATCCAGCATTTACAGTATATCCTGAACCTATGTATGATGAACTACCAGAAACTAGCAATGATCTATTTAGATACCTTGGTGGCTCTTGTCTATTCTGTCTTGACTGATCATTAAATATTGTAGAATCTGAGTTAATAAATAAAAACTTTTCAGTGCTTGCATTTATACTTGCACTTGTATTTCCATTGTCAATTGGAATGTTTGGATAAGGAACTGCTGAAGAACTTGAACCATCTGAATATGTCCATGCTTCTGCTGTTGAAAATGTTATAAGTAATTTACTATCATATCTTCCAGCAACAGCATTGTTTGCACCAGGATATACTCCTACTTCAGATATCTTATATCTTTGATCGTTTGGCATTTCTGCTTTAAAAACTAGTTTTTCTACCCCATCTTCTTTAATAAAACCTTTTGATAAAATAGGAACTCTAAAAACCTCAAAATCTAGTGACTTTTTTGTCAGTGATACAGATGCTGACTCTCCAGTAATTAGTGGCTCTGGACCGCATCCTGCTGCGATATATGAGGCAAAGGTAGGTGCTTGACCAAGCATAAACTTTGCTACGATTTGTTTTCCATCATTAGTTATCATTATCTCACCTCTACAATTGTACCATTTGTGTCTATTTCTACTTCTACCAGTTCGTCTGGAGTCATATTGTCTAGTTCAATAATTAGATTTCCATCTGCATCTATGTAGATATAGTTATCTAACGCTCTATCTGCTAGGTATTGATCTCCAGGTATTTTATTAGATAGTTTAATAGAAAATGCATTATATAAAGAGGTATCTGATTTTTGAGATGCAACAAGGTTTGAAGGATCAAACTCTTTCTTAATAGTACTTAGATTAGATATTATATTGTAATAAGGATTTATTCCCTCTACCGTGTCAGTTCTTGTAAACTTAGTTAACTCTACAGCACCTAGTTTTTCAAAAACCATCGCTATAATTGTTGCTTCATCAACATTGTTATTCGTAAGGGAAAGAACATTATCTTTTTCTGGAAGTTTTATAGATGTTGTTCCTGTAGATGAAATATCTGGAAATGAAGGAAGTGAAGGCACTGAAACTGTTGCTTCTGCAGTAAGTGCTTTTGTATACTTATTTATCTTTGATTGAATCTTAGCAAGTTCTGCCTTTGTAACATTATTACCAGACTTAGCATATTTTTTTAGATCTTTTTGAAGGTTAGTTCTTTGTTTTTCTGTAAGCGAGGCAGCAGCAATCGCGTTAGATGCTACAGACTTTTCTTTATCTTTTTTTGCCATTATACCTCAACCACCTTAATTATACTAGATGGACCCTGTTCAGATCTTCCGTATTGAATTTCACTAACAACAAACTGCTTATCTATTTCAACAAACTTATCATCACTTGGCATCGTATAGTCTATATTGACAATGTCTCCAAGTTGGATATGTGGAACTCCAAACACTTCTAGGAGTATAATCTTTCTAGGTTTTATTGTTTTAGAAAGTATCCAATCCATAAGTCCGTTAGCCTGATCTTCACTTTGTATATAAATTGAGTCTAGTGTAAAGTCTCTTCTTCCATATTTTGATCTACTAATTTTTACGTCTTGATATATTTTATCTTGTTTAGATGGTGAAAGTATTGCATTGTTAACAATTATTGGATCTGCAAAGTTTGATCTATCTTGATAAAACTTATCTGCTGTAAGAGTGTTAGATGTATTTTGAGTAAAGGTAATTCCTATAATCTGTAAGTAGTTACCAGATGTCTCATCAAGTGTAATAAGTTTATCTGTTGAGTTGAATACTAAAAACTCTGCACCATAGGCATCTGCGTAAAATCCTGATGAGGTATATGTTTTTTCATTATTAAATGTAGGTTTTAGCATTGCTCTAAATGCTGGATAGGCCTTATCATATTTGACATTAAAATATGCACACTCTCTAAAGATGGTTCCAAACTCTTCGTAGTACATTGCATACTTTGGTGCATTCTGTGCACCTATTCCAGATAGATATGTTGCTTGAACAAATCCAGACACTGCATACTTTCTTAAAGCATCTGAAGAGTTTATTTCTTTCTTTCCAAAGGCATTTGATACATTCTCTATAACAGTACTTTTTGTTTCTTGAGAATATTGATTTTTTAGGGCATATACATTTTCAAACATACATTTTGATCCACCCCTCACAAAAACTGCCATATTGTTATATTTTTGTGATAGAGGATTTGTATCGTCTACTGTTGCAATCTGCGTTCCATTGATGTATAGATAGAATCTTCTTGTAGATCCTATTTCTTTATATTCAATAGATATATCATATACAGTTGGATTTGCTTCATTTGAAAGTCTGTCTTGTCCAACAAATCTTCCTTCGTCTACTAATATCTTTGACAACCCACCCCAAAGTTTAACAGGAAGAGCAATTTCTTTTCCGTCTTTTACTGCGTTAACTACTTTATAAAATAAGACATTGTGCAACACTGAACTCTCTACTCCTGTATTAGAATCTACAGTATTGTAGTTTTCTAAGTTATCAGAACTTAAAGAACATATTTCAAAGTAGTAGCCAGTTACACCGTCTGAGTCTAACATAATAGATATGCCACCAGATCCACCAGTAAGTGTTGTTGTCTGATCTCCAGTCTGTGAAGAAACTACATAGTACTCTGTTGCGTTTGTAGGTGTTTGAATTCTAGTACTTGCTTCTTTCTTTCCTATAATTCTCATCCTAGTTCCAAAATGTTTGTAGTCTGAATCTAACGTTTTCTTAACATGTGTTATTTGGTTTTTATCTACTGTTGTAGATGGTCCTGTAAATACTAGTGCAGATGATTGGACAGTTCCTTTAGATGTTGTTTTTTGTGTTTTAACAATGTCATCTGATGGAATTGTTTCTCTTAAAAAGTTTGATATGATTCCATTACGACTTGACTGAACTGCGTTTGCCTTTCCTGTTTGCCAAAGTTTTTCTGAAGCATTTCCGAAGGCTGGTCTAATAATAGATCCTGTTGGTGTTGTGGTAAATAAATAACTAGAGTCCATAGTGTATCCATCAACATTATTATTGTTGGACCAAAAATCATTTAAGCCTGCAGAGTGTTCAGTTATGCTAGTTCCAAATTGTGCTCTTCCACTTTTCTTTACAGGTCCATTCTTATACAAAGTAGTATATGTTCCTAAGTTATTTATATTATCTTCATAGTATGGCTCTGCATAAATTCTTATTAATCCTGTAGGATACATCTTTCCATTAAATGGTAGTTGACTAAAATATTTTTGATATTCTATTTCATCAGATACCCAAACATTTCCTATTGCTGGAACTGTATATTGAACAGCATCATATTTAATTATTTCACCATTTGCATATAAATACCCCTGCATTCTTGGAAGCCAGTATACATTTTCACCTATGTCTATAATGTTGTTGACTAGTGTATTATTTTCTACATATGGATCTAAGTTATTAAGGGTTGTATTCAAAGCAACTGCACCTAAAGTAAATGATCCAGTCTTTGACTTTTCATTTATTGTTTTGCTGTTTGTTTGGCTTGGAACTTCCCACAAAACTACTGGTTGATATCCATAGGTTCTATCTTCGTCTAAATATGTGGCTTGCTTTAATGAGGCAGGTGCTCTTTGAATATATCTAGTAATGTAATTAATCTTTCCATCATTTATAACCTTTGTTTCTCCACTTTTAATCTCAATAATATTAGGAAGATTATTATCTGTTTTTTGACCATATAGTGTAACGTCTGTTGGTCTTTCACCAGTAGCGGGTAACAGATATTCTTTTGACATTACAACAAAGTTATTATATTCATCAAAGAACATTGCAGACTGTGTTGCTACTGCCAGTCTTTGTAATACCTCAGCAACGTTTGCATCTGGCTCAACAAAAAAGTATGGAATAACTGGATCATTTTTATCTGTTATATTTTTAAATACGTAGTTGCTAAATCCTATATTATCTAATAGTACCGCTACTGCGTATGTTAATGAAACATTTTGTAAAAATAATGGTGGGCAAGATTGAGTTTCTAATCTAAAGAACGAGTCTCTAGTATTTACTGATATGTCAACTAAGGCACTTCCGCCTTTTGGAAAGTCTTCAATATACATACTTTTAACTGGTATAAATTTATCAAACTCATTTACATTCTTTATAACATCATAGAAGTCTACTCTTGTATTGGGATTTAATATATTGGCTATAATACTACCCTGATTATTTTCAAACACATTCTGTTCGCTAAATGCAAAATCATGATTCATTAAAGTCATAGTTCCATTAGATGCTACAAGGCTTCCTACTGGAATGCCAGAAGTATCATTTGGAATTGTTTTTGTTACGTCAAAGCCAAGTACGTAGTCTGATATGTTTGCTGTAAGTCTTGGGCTTAGTTCAATCAAGTCAAATGTGTTGTCTGGTCCATACAGGGTTTCAACTTTTACCCTTAGTCCTTTTAATAATACAATTTCTCTAAATGTTGTTTTTCCACCACTGATAAAGTAGTCTGGATCTGTTAAGGAAGATACAACACCAATTCTTTTTGTATCATCATCTTCTAATAATTGAAACTTATATTCTGCAGCAAAGGATTCCCATTCAATATTTGATGAATTCCAAACATAAACAGTTCCAGCAGATGTTGCTGAAGAGCCAACAAGATATGCCTCTCCATTTATTGCTTGTGCTGATGGAAGATCTCCTACGCTATTTAGTTTATCAACATAATAAAATGATCCTTTATATTTATCTGGAATATTGATACCATAAAATAATTCTACATATCCATCCCATTTAACAATGTTTGATCCATCTCTTCTTAATGAGTCTTCGTTAAATTCAATTGCTGTTATCCAATTATTGTTGTTGTCTAGGTATTGCACAGACCATCTTTTTGGAATACTAGACTTTGTTATATCTGTAAGTGGATCTGTAATTACATTGTTATTTATATCTTTTATTGTTACCCCAGCACTTTCTGCAAGATTTGTTTGTAGTTTAACAACAATTCTGTTAGAGGCAACCTGCTCTTTGTATACAACAAATGGGCATGCATCTGTAATGCTGTATCCAATTGCGGTTGAGTCTACTCTTTCAGACCTTCCTCTTTCAATATTATTTTCAATTCTAAATGAGTTCCAGTATTTAAAGTAGTCATTTCTAGATGCCATGTAGTATCTAGGTCTTCTTGCAGACTTAATATTATCTACATACTTTCCTGTTTCAAAGAACAATGGTTTATTAATTCCAGATCTAGGTCTAAAAGAATTAAAGCATTGTTTTAAGTCATAGTAAAGTTGTCTGTCTACTTCTGGTGTAGTAAAAATTAATGATGCATCATTTTCATCAACAAGCGTTTCTGATTCTATACTTGAAACAAGTGCGTCTGTATAATAATCTCCTAAATCATCGGGGTCGTATGAATTAGGTAAATTAGCATATATAGAAGATGCTGCATCATTAGCCCTATATCGGTAATTACCAAAGTTTAATATATTTTCAAAATCATTAAGATTCCATTCTGCAATTACTAATGATTCTGATTTTAATGTATTATTAGTTTTAAGATGTGTGTTTAAGTCGGAATCTACAAACATTATACTTCCTCAAGAGATAATGAGATATTCCAAAAGTCGTGATTAGATCCACCACGTTTTACTATGTTAAAAGAAAATGAAGAGAAATAAACTTCTACTACATCATTATATTGATGTAAATGATCAAATCTATCAACCTGTCCACTAAACTTATCGTGTCTATCATAAGACATAAACATATAAAATGATCCAGGGTTTGATTCGTACCAAGATACTATGTCTGCACCTCCTGCACCACCGTCAGCAGTATATTCAGTTAATCCAGACGCTGCATTGCCATATGCGTTGTATGCTGGGTTTCCACTATGTGATCTTGAAGGAAGCATTTCCCAGTCTAATGAGATATTTAATTTATCTGCAATATGATATGAACGCATTGTTCCATTAATCATTCTTTTTCTATTTTCAATTCTATTTTGACCTATTGATATTTCTCCACGATTATGATCTGATAATATAATAAAATCTTCTAATTCAGTACCCCCAGGCACAAGGAGACCACCATTAACACTGCCGCTATTATTAGCCCATGCAATAGCCTGTGGTCTAGTATAAGCCCATCTATTTTGAATATAAGTACTTGTAGCCATTAGTATCTGTTTCCTCTGACGCTTCTATCTTTTGTCATTCTAATTCTATTCATTACAACATCTGCAATTTCATTTGGAGATGCATTTGTATCTGCAACATTAACGTTTACATTATAATTATACACTGGTGCCGATACGTTTGAAACAGACGTTGTAGCATCAACTGGTGATATGTTTGGAGATCCAACACTCATTCCTGCACCAAATACATTACTGTTTAATGACTTTAATAATGGCATATTTGCTTCTGCAACAGACTTTCTAACAACAAACTCTCCAGGTGTTAGTAGTGCTGGAACTTTATCTGTCATTCCAGTTCCTGGAACTACATTTCCAAAAGCCATTTTTTTAATTGTTCCACCATAGGCTGCTGTTTGACCTTTTCCTTTTCCACCCATCTTATTCATAATTTCAAGAACTTGTGCATAATAGTCTCTAATACTCTTTGAATATTTTTCTTGATTAGCCATAGATGCTTCTGCTTGAACTTGTGCAGTTGCAACTCTTTGTTGAATTAAATCATTTTCTCTTTCAAGTTCTGCCATTTTAGATTTTATAGTATATATATTATCTTCATATTGAAGTGTGCTTTGTGTTCTTTGATAAATATTTTCATTATATGTATCTATTTGTGCTTCTATTTCTGCCCTTGTTAATAATTTACCATTAACTTCTGTAGTAAGTGCATTAAGTTCTGCTTGACGTTGTGCTTCTAATGCTGTCTTTGCATCTTGAATTTGATTTGATGCTGAGTCTGATGTCATCTGTGCAGCGGCTGTAGCAGCAGCACCAAAGTCTCCACTGGTTAAAGCATTAGCAAGTGCAATAGAATTTCTTTGTTGTTGATTTGCTCTTTCATTTGCTTGAGCAACTGCGTCTAAAGCCTTTGTTCTATTAGCATATAAATCATTTACTGATTTTTCTTTCTTTCCTAAAATATCTAATGCACGTTGTCTAATAGATACTTGTCTAGTATCTAATTCATTTAATCTAGTTACTTGATCAATTTGTTTTTGATTTTGTGCAATTTCTAAGTTCATACCTTGAATTTTAAGATTATTTAAATTAATTGATTTTTGATCATCAGTTAATGCTGCTGCTGCTAATACTCTTTGTCTAATAGAATCATTATTTATTGTTTCAATAATTTTTGATTGTTCTTTTTTAGATTTATTATAAAGTTGTGTTGCTTCTTCAGCACTCAATGCAGCGGCTGCTTCTGGTTTTAATCCATTAGCAACTAATCCAGATATTGCAGCGGTTTGTTTTTTTGTTAATGCAATACGTTCTAATAATAGTTGAAGTGCTGACTTTTCCCCTTCTGTGCCATCTCCACCAAGTCCTCCTCCAGTATCTGCTCCTGGGATACCACCTTTTCCTCCTGGGTTTAATAAGTTGTCAAAATAATATTTTCCTTTTCCAAGCATTTCTGCAAGTTTAATTTCCATTTCATCAGTTAATGCTCCGCCAGCAAGCATTCCAAATTGTTCCATTTGGGTTACAAAGTTTTCAGAAGAAAGACCTTTGCTAATTTGTTCAACCATGGTGTCTGTAAGACCCATATTCTTTAATGCTGACTGTGCTGCTGTTTTTGTTTTCTTTAATTCTGCCTCTAATAACTTAGCAGTTCCAGTTGGAACAAGTGCAGAGCCACCTCTTCCACCAACTACACTTTTTTGATTTGCAAGATTATTTAATTCACCTTTTGTAACTTTAAGTTTATTTGCAATTGCATCAAGTCCACCTTGTGCTGTTTGTTGACTTGTTCTTCCTAATTCATTTGTTTTTCTATTATATTCTTCAAGACTCATTGATCCATCTAAAACTGCGAGTTTAAAGTTTGACACTGATTCTTCTGATGTTTTAAATGCTTGAATTGTGCTTTCTGCAATTAAATTAACAGCAATTTTATTCTTTGCTACATCATCATCAGTAAATATTTTTGCAAGACCACCCCAGAATCCAGAAGTATTTTGAGCAAACATTTGTTCAGTAATTGCATTTACCTGTGTCATATCAACTGTAGGAGTTATTTTTCCAATAATATCTATTTCATTACCCTTAATTAATTCACCATTTTGTCCTATTAATTGTGTTAATTGAGCAGATACATTTACTGCTAATTGTTGATCATTAAGAGTTTTTCCAATTTCAATTGCTACACCCCTGGCTTCCTCTGCTGTAATAGCACCAGATACAACGCTTCTTGCTAGTTGATTCTTTAGAGCGGCAATAGTATCTCCACCAGCCTTTTTAACTAATTCAATATCAGCAATCAATTGTTTTCCTGCATCAGTTCCAACAAATTGATTAGCAGCCTCTGCTGCTGGTTGACTAACTGCACCACCAACTCTTTGTGCCAATGTAGATGTAACTTGTTGAGTTGCTGTTTGTCTTCCAAATGCTGCAGCCATTTGATCAACTGTTTTTGATGAGCCATACATTGCTCTAGTTAATGCAGCACCAGAGTCTTCTAACTTTTTAATTTGTGCTACTACTTTATATGTTCCATAAGCAAGTGCTGCGGTAGCACCGATTGCAAGGCCAATTGGATTTGCTAACTTAGGAAGAAGTGGTCCGAGCACCTGCAATCCAAATAGTGCTGGAGTCATTGAATTTACAAAACTTCCTATTGATGCAGCAAATTGATTTGAACTTTGTGCCATTATTTGTCCAGCAAACATTAATGGTATTGATGCACCTGCTGCTACTGTTCCTGCAGTTCCTAGTCCACCCTTAAATGATGTAATTGCTGCTTGACGTCTTGTTTGTGGACCATACATAACATCTCCACCAACTGCATACTTGTTTATCATTCCACTATTTAATGCTTCTAAGAATGGTCTATTTTTTGCTGCTGCTTCTTTTCCTACTACAAATTCTCCAGGTGTTAATAGTGAAGGTACTGATCCACCTTTGGCAAATGTTTGCACATGTCCTTTGTTATAACCCTCATACTGAGGCATTGTTTGATATCCAGATCCACCAGATGACCTAGTTTGACCTGGACTAAATTTAATGCTTCCTGAACTGCCAGTATAAACATAGGTGCTTCTTCTCATTCCAGGAATTCTTCTAATTTTATTTGGCAAAACTTTTAATAATCCAGCAACTCGTCCACTTACTCTTGATTCTCCAGTTTGTTGGCCAAGTGCTGCTCTAGCAAATCCTAATTTTTGTTTATCTGGAACACTTGCACCTACTCTATCTACTGCTTGATTAAATATTTTAGAAAACATTTTATCATCTACGGTTTGACCAGCCTTTACCTTTTGCAGTAATATTTTGTGTGCCATTCTTCCTAATTCTTTTTCAACCTTTGGATCTGTTATTCCTGCTTCATCTAGAAGGTATTTGAATGGACTAACTATTGCTGATGACCCTCCATGAACTCTTCTATTTCCTAAAAAGAATCCACCAACTTCTGCTCTTGTTGCTGTACCTGTTCTTAATCTATTATTAAAATCATATTCTTTACTTGCACCGATTAAACTTTTTGCTAAACTTCCTGCTGCTGGTTTAAATCTAGGCATAGGAGATATAAATCTTGTATATTTATTATGTGTTAAGTTTAGTTCTTTTAACATTTCATCTAGCAATGCTGAAGGAGCATTTCCAATTTCAAATGGTTGTTGACTAAATGAAACATTTGGATCACTATATTGACCTGAAATAATCTTTGTATATTTATTTCCTACACCATTATTTTCTTTTTGCATATTTTCATAATCACTAAAGAATCCACCATCATTATACCCACGAACTTTTCCACCATTTAACATTCTTAAGAAACTTGTTCCAATTGAACTAGTTGCTTTTTTATTTACAACAAACTCACCTGGTGTAAGCATTGCTGGTACAGTATCTTGATTTCCAGTTCCTGGAACAACTCCACCACTTGCAAATTTCTTTGTTGGGAATCCACCTTTAATATTTCTTGTTTGTGCCATTTGCATTGCTGCACCTGGTGTACCAAGTGTAAACTTAGACATAGATGCTGCTTCTGCCATTCTTGTAATCAATATCCCATATGTATCTGCCAGTCCATTAATTGCTTGACGAGCACCTTGTGCTGAATTTACTTGAGCAAGTAATGCATCATTGACTGACATAGTTGCTGTACCTAGTTGTTTAGCAGCAAGTGCTGAATCTAATTCTTGAAGTGACATATACTTCATGGACTGACTTACAGCCTGAATACCACCAAGAATTCCACCTTTAAGTGTTCCTTTAGTAAATATTCCAACACCCTGCATTAATTTTGCAAGGGTACCACTTAAGTTCATTAATAAACCAAAGAACATAGTTCCTGCTGGAATTACAAGTCCTGTAATAATTGTTGCTAATGCTGCAAATCTTTTAGTAAAATCTGGTAGATTATTAAATCCTTCTACTATCTTTGTGAAGAAATTTACTACTGGAATTGCCATTTGTAAGAACATTTGACCAACTGGGGCGATTGCTAATTTAAATTTTTCAATAGCGGCAGTAAGTTGAACACCAAATGATTCTTCAATTGTTTTTAATTCTTTATCCGCAGATGATGCCATTTGTTCTACTGAAAAACCTGCTGCATCCATCACCTGCTGTGCTTGTGATCCTTGACGAGTTAGATTATCAAACAACGCACCAAGTCTTGCGTATTGATATTTACCAAATATTTTTTCTAGTGCTTGCTGTCTTGTAAAATCATCAAGTGTTGACAATGCTCTACTGAATGCCGTAACTGTACCCATTAGGTCGCCTCTATTTTGATTAACAATATATTCCATGTTAATTCCTAGTTGACCCAAAGTTTCTTTTGCTGCTCTAGAAGGATTAATTAAAGATGCAAGACCAGACTTTAGTGCGTTAGCACCTTGTTCTGCTGACACACCACCTTCTTGCATAGCGGCTAAAAATACTGATAAATCTTTTACGTCACCACCTAAACCTACAATTACTGGTGCTACACGAGGAATTGCTGCAGCCAAGTCCTGTAGGCTTACTACTGTTTGGTTTTCTACAATGTTTAAAAAGTTAATTGCATTTGTTAATTCTTGACCAGATAATTTAAAAGCACTTTGTAATGCTATTGTAGTTTTTAATGCTTCGTTTTGATCCATTTGACCAAGAGTTGATAATCTAGTTGCTTCAGTTACTGCATCTGTTAAGTCTTTGTTTCTACGACCAGCGGCTGCTGCTTGTGCAGCCAAGCCTACTGTATCTTTTACTGCAATTCCATATTTTGTATATTCTTTTCCTAAAGCCATTACAGCATCTAGGTTTCCTTGCAATTCTCCTGGAGTTGTAAAAATATCTCCATAAACCTTTTTAAATGAGACCACCTGTTTTTCTAAGTCTGCAAATGTTTTTCCAGCAACTATCCCAAATGAAGTAAGTGGTAATGTAAAACCAACCATAAGTTGGCGACCAGCCCACTGAACGTTTTTACCAAAGTTAATTAAATGTGTAGTCCCCTGACGGAACATTGTGCTAAGAATTTGAGATCTTTGGGCTGCAACAGCCATTTCAGAATTAAATGCAGCAAGTGGTCTAATAGCAAGAGCCTCTTGCATGCCTTTAGCGGACCCAGAAGTGGCAATAAACTGAGTTTGCATGGTTCTTGCACGTTCTGCAGCAAGACCCATTGTTTCAGCAAATAAAGCACTGTTACGGTTGAATTTGGCACTAAAGAAATTACCAAGAGTTGATTGACCCTTTTTAAGTGTTGAGTCAAGTGCTCCTGCGGCAGTTTGCATTCTTACTGTTTCAGCAGTAAAGAATTTACTTGCATTAATTACATCTTTTAATTCAGATGAATATTTTGCAGCAGCGGCTGTTTGAAAAGTGTTACCTTTATTAATAGCAAGATTGAAAGCATTAATTTGTTGTTGTAATGCTTTTAATTCTTTTGCAGCAGTGCCAGTGTTGATTTCAATATCAACTATACCCTTGACAACTTCAGCCACTAATCAATCACCTCGTAGTCTAATCCCTCACCGATACCGAATCCTGCTTTTCTTGCGGCATTGCCTTGCAGTGATACTATATCGTTAGGGTCAGTGGTCTTTCCACCACTAAAGGCTTTGGCTTTAATTCTTTCCCAAGCCTCTTGACCTTCAGACGAATTGTCTTTATCCATATCTACGCCTTGAAGAGCAGCAAAGAACTTTCTATCTTCATATTCTTGCTTACTCTTTGCGTTTAGTATTGCTACTAACTCAGGCATTGATATAGAGTCTTCCATATCTTTGTAATTCTTCCAGAATCCTAAAAGAAATACTTTAGACTCTATCTCGGCTAGATCTAGTTCGTCCCAACTAGAGCCGCCGCTAGTGCGTTTGGGTCGTTCAACTTAATACCCGCTGCCACTTCGATGATTTTGTAAACTGTTGGAAGATCAATAACTTCTTCAAACTTTGCTGGATCAGATAGTTCTGGATCATACTGTTTCATTGCAATTGCTGCACAACTTACTAATAAATCCATTGATTTGATATTGTCTTCTGCAATTTTTGGATCAGAAATCTTTTGAAACTCTTTCATAAATTCTCTTAATAGAGTAATTTTTAAAGGAGCCATAGTAATTTTTGTTCCGTTTTGTAGTTCAATTTCAACTGGTTCATAAACACTTGTTGCCATTCAAGCCTCCTTAAGACTCATTAAAATTATAGCACAAAACCCACCCCCTGTAAAGGGAAGTGGGCTAAGTGTTTATGAAATTATTGTTTAGACTGTGCGGTCAACAATTTTTCCGTAAGATCCGTTTGATGCTGAAAGCAAGCGGAAAGTTACTTCAAACATTGAAGGTGTGTCACGTTTTGCTGATACTGTTACACTTTCGATTGAAAGTGCACGGTTTGCAACGTAAACGCGTTCCTTAGTAATGTTTGGGTCACCTGTTCCTGGACCTACTGCAACAAGAGCACGTTCAACTGGAACGTCACCGATGTCACCAGATTTTAGTTCTAGTGTTACGGTTGATCCTGATGTTGTTTTATCTGCTTCTTTCGCTGCGATTGCTGTAATCAAGTTGTCCAAAGTTGCTTCAGCAAATGCTGTAACTAAACTTACGGACATACCTTGTTTGTACAGACGTGCAACGTCTAGCAATTGGTCTACTTGAACTTCACCAAAGTCTGGTTGGAATTGTAATTCCAAACCATTCATTGTGTAGCCTACGTTTGTAAATGCTGTACAAGCACTCATTGTTGTTTTGAAGTCGACTCCGTTTGCGAATGCTGGGACTCCTGTAGTTGATGCAGATGAGAATCTGTATTGTCCTACTGAGTCAAAGTAATCGAGTGAATCGTCTGCAACGAATAATGCTGCTGCACCTACGATAATTTGCTTAGAATTACCACGAGTATATGCCATATTTATTTCCCTCCTCTATATTTTGTTGATAGTGGGGGCGTTCCTCAATACAATTATAAGTCTTGTTTATCGGTAGTCTGATATTGTATGATAATCAGCCTTAATTATAATATCCCCAGAAAATACGTTTCTTTGGTCATCTAAATTAGTAGCATCTGCCATATATGTAGTTTCATAGGCATTTACACAATGGAAGTAGATTTTTTGATCCCCGCCATAAGTATCTTGCATCCAGGCATTAATGTCTTCTGCTGCTGCATCATCTCTATCTATAATCTCTAAAAATTTCCACTTTAAAGCCATTAGGTCTGCTAAATTGCCGTGGCTTATTTTAACTCTAGACTGAACACCCTTTATTGGATAAAAGTATTTATACTGTCCACTTCTTTGTTTAATAAATTCATCATGAACAATTGAGACTTGTTGTGGATTAGTTAGTGTATTAAATGGTAAAGCATCTGCACCAGAGTTAATGATTGTTAACGGAACTATTGGACTAAGTTTATTTCCTTCTTGATCAATTATTTTATTTAAATAGTCAAATTCTGGTAATTGAATAATTTCATCAAATGCGTATTTTAATATGTTTGCTGTTGGTGTAAATAGCATTACACTTGCTGCACTATAGGCCAATCTGATCATCTCCTGGAATACTGTTTATCCACTGCATAGCAGCAGCCTTACCAGCATTTTTTGCATTACTACCTTTAACTGCTGATCTAAAGTTTCTAGCATATGACTTAGGGTTTTGAAAATGCTCATAAAACTTTATAGATCTTAAGTATACTTGAGAAAAATATGATCCATAGAATTCATTGAATGTTCTTACAAATGATCCTCTAACTGCTTCTCCACCAGGATTCTCAATTATAATAGGACCTTTTCTAAAAAACTCTTTGCCATCAATTTCAAAAAATAAAGCCTCTGCATCTTTTTCTTGAACAGTGATTGGCTCTCCATCTTCCATCACTTCAGCCTTATTGTAAAATGGTTCACTACCACTCTTAGGACTGCTATTTGATTGTAAAAAGTTTGCACCAACTATAACGCCACCTTGACCAGCCTTGATGTTAAGTTCTACAAGTCTTGCAAATGGGTTTCCAACTTCTCCCCATTCATATATATGATGAAGCATTGCTGGATGCATTCTAGCCACGCCATCAAGGTATTGATAAAAAGCATTAACGCTTGTATTAGCCATCTTTAGTGCTATCTTGTTTTTACTCTGTTTTGTTTCACTTAGAAATCCATCTGAGTACTTTACAATGTTGCTTATTGTTCTATTTAGTTTAACTGTATCAAATTTTACTGCTATAGCACCCATTAGTATAATACCTCGTTTTGTCTTACTGATCTTGCAAGATATCCACGATAGAACTCTACTTCATGAAATCCATTGTAGGATGGCACAAAAGTTTTTATTTCATATTGAGTTGGCTTTTGATTCTTTTCTAGCCATACTATTTTACCAGCAGGATCTTTTACATTTGTTATTAAAATCTCAGTTATTGAAAATATGCTACCATTCTTTTTCTTTTGAATATCTTCATTGGTTCTTAGAAGAACATCTGAGTTATATTGAAACATAGGTCCACTATTCTTTAATTCTCCAGTAAGAGTCTTATCTGACATAGAGGATATAATAGAACATCTTATTACCCTGTCTAATACCCACGTTTTTTGTATAACGCCTAGTTCATCTTGTTTGCTTTCGGCATAATATAATTCAGCAGACATTGGATAGTAAATATCTGTTAATCCAGATGCACTAAACATTTAGAACACCCCGACACGAATGGGTTTCTGATATTTCTCCAGGATTCTATCTACTACACGATTACCTGTGCTTGCTGTCCAATTCTTAGAGAACTTAATCTTAAAGTCATCATTATCAAATGATTCAATATATCTGTTAACATACTTTAAACTATCTGATGCAATATCTTGAATAAGCATATCTGCTGCATCTTGAATATCTTGTGGAATAACCTTCCATCCAAAGTCTGCATCTACAAGGTATTCATAACCATCGTAGAATTCTACATCTAAGTATCTATCTCTCCATACCTTTGAATAGTTTACTCTGTTATTGCCATTTGGTAGATTTTGAACTATTGCACTTAATTGTTTCTTATATACAAATTCTTGATCATTGTTTGATAAGTCTTCATCTCTTTCAAACATTACCTCGTTATTTTCCAAAATGCTATAAATCTTGCCAGTGATTGGTTCATCTATTAAAAGTTGATCTGAGTTATCTCCAACAAACTCTTTCTTTTTACGCATATATTCAAACCCGCCAGTATGTGAATCTATGATATATCTTGCAAGTCTTTCATATTCTGTAGCCTGGGTATTTGTAACTTTAAGTGCTGTTACGATTGAGGATATGTTAGTGTACGGTCTTACTATATCTATATTAAATATCTTAACTAAATCATCATTTGATATTTTCTTAACTGATGCAGCAAGTTTTGCTGTATATTCTTTAAAGTTTGAAGGCATTGTAAATACTACAGTTCCAGATCCATTAGATGTTGCTGATGCTGAGTATTCATTTCCTGTAATTAAGTCATTTAATTCTATTAGGTAGTTTGTGCTTGCAGTTAAACCTGAAACAGATGCACTTAGTGAACCACTGTTATAATTTAAAATTTCCATGTGTGCACCTCTATTTAATTATACTATAAAAGAAAAGAGAGGGACAAATAAATGCCCCTCTCTAATTATTTTAAGGATATTATCCTTGCATTCTTGCTACTGCTGCTGTTTCTTCGATTTGTACACCAAAGCGTAGGAATACTGTATATTCTACAGTGTCTTTCTTTGGTTGGAACTCACGATGAACTGTAATGTCTCTTTGGAAACCCCAAATACGGTTTTCAGGGAATGTCAAAACGACACGGTTTGCAGGCATCAAAGGAACTTCCAATAAAGGAAGGCCTAGAACGCGGTAAGCAATAGGTGCACCAACAAGTTGTGGTTCTGTTCCACCAATAACTCTTTCAACGATTCTTTCGCTGTTTAAGTTACCGTTAGATCCAAGACCATTAATGATGTCAGATACTGTTTCTGTATCTGCGTAGAACTTCATGTTAGCACGTGCTGCACGATACTTACGTGGCATTTTTAATACCAATGCTTGTAAGGATTCTACAGTTGTGCCGTATGTTGCACTTGCACCATTATTTTCTTTTGTTGTAAAGCCTTCAAGGATGTTTAGGAATGCGTTTGAACCAGTTCCTGTACCATTGATTGCAAGATCTTCAAGATCGTTTGCGAATGCACGAGTCATTACGCGAACTAAGTGATCTTCTAATCCAGCACCTTCAAGGTTATCTTCTAATGCTTCTGTTGATACTTCCCAATCAAGACGAATCTTTTTTGTTGAAAGTTCAACCTTTGTAAATGTTACGCCAGCATTTGTGTATGCGTTATCTGCTTGAGCAGCAGCACGAATTACACGTTCGCCTACGTTTAATTTTTCAAGTTCTGCAGCGTTTGTACGCATTGTTACTCTGCGTCCGTCACGTGCTAGTACTTGTTGTTCGAAAATATATTCGATGAATTGGCGTGATTGTTCAGGAGATAAGATACCACCATCATTTGTGGTAGCACCATATACACCAAGGTCTCCAGCGTTTGGGTTAACTACTCCACCAACACCTCCAGAAACGATTGATCCTGTACTTACTGCCTTTTCTAAAATTTCATCTGCCATAATATTTCACCTCCCAGTGAATTTTGTTTTAGCGATATAGGTCAGCGGAATTGAGGAAACGCCCGCCCCACATCGATTTTTTTGTTATTTGTGTTTCCTGAACGATCCCGCCGAGATCGCCAGACTTACGGATAGCGGTGTCATCTTCTAGTGAGTCAACACGCTTTCCAAAATTATCTACATTGCCTTTAATGCCTTTAATTTCCTCTTGTGCGGAAGCAATGCTTTTTTGCAGTTCTGCCATTTTGTCGTTTAGTGATTTTACTGTTGTCACCAAGTCTCCAAGTGCTGAAGCAACTGTATTTTGAACCTCATCTACTGATTCTTGTACTGTATCTACAGCCTTTGCTAATTCAGCGTTATCGCTTTCGTTAGCAGGAGTGACGGCATCTTCTGCTGGTGCATCTTCTGCTGCTGGTGCGTCTGCTGCTGGTGCTTCTGGTGCAACTGGTGCATCTTCGGCTGGTGCTGCTTCTGCTGGTGCAACTTCTTCTGCATCTGCTGATTTTTCAATGTTTTCATCTGTAGCAACTTCTTCTGCTGCTGGTGCTTCTGCTGCAACTTCTTCTGCTGCTGCTGGTGCATCTGCTGCTGGTGTTTCAACAACTTCTTCAGTTGCTGGTGCTACTTCTACATTTTCTTCTGCCATATTATTTCCCTCCTTATCAGGATTTTCAGCCTTGGTGATTTTGTTACCAAGTCTATTTTTCTGTGACGCTAGTAAGCCTTTTACCACAGAATTCTTTTCTGAATCGTTTGATTCTACAAAGCCAATATTTGTCATACCTTTATCGCATGATGGGCATGAAGAATCTTCTTCTTGAGAAAGTCTAATTAGTGAATCTGATTCACACCAGTAAACATTTTCAAGATCTACTTTACTAATAATACCATCAATTTTGTTTTGACCGTCTGCCATTTTTTCGATAGACACAATATTTGCAAATTGATTTGCTGGATTGTCTACTAATGAGAGTTCGTGTAGGTCATAGTCTTTAATAACGCGAACTGATTTATCCATCTCGGCATCGTAGATCTGGTCAGAATCTTTGATGCTACCACCAATAGAAAAGCCAGAAAGAGTACCATCAAGAACTTTTTCCCAAGTATCTTGAGCACCTTTAGAAATATATGCATTTACAAAAACTCCATTATAGAATCTATCTTCTTCTTTATTATAAAACTTATCTGATTTAAATGATACCACTCTACCCACCGCAATTGGCATGTGCATTTCACGAAGGTTTCCACGGAATCTTTCGAATGCTTTTACGCTAACATCTGTTGGAACAATGTCTGATTGCTTGTCAATATTATCAAGGGTCGCGAACCCTGAAACCATACGCTTTTCTTTGTCTACCTTGGCAATCGGCATCGATAACTTGATGCTGTTTTCTTCAGAGTGCCAAAAGGCCTTATTTAAATTAGTCATGCTACCTCTATTATAATAAGTGTTTATAGGTGATTTAAAAGTTTATAACAATTATTGTTGAGATCTACCTTCACCCTGAGCATTTCGTCCAGTGGTGGTTGAGGTTGAATCTGATGCATTGTTAGTTCTTTGTTGATCCCTATTTCTATTGCCAGTTGCTTGGGAAGTTTGTTCTGCCCTTGCCTGAGCATTGAGAACAATTGGTTCTGATCCACCAGGTCTTACTGGGTATCCCAATCTTTCACGAACCTCATTTGGAACAACTACCTGCATACGTAGGTATCTCTCGTCTATTTGACTTTGAGTTTGTTCATCTGTCAATGTTAGTTCATTAAATTTAAGGGAGAGCATATCTGTCTTTTCCTTAACAATCTTGTTAATGGTCTTTTCTAGATTTCTCTGTGATGGTCTTGCAACCTGCTCCTTAAATGTTCTATCCGCTACTAATGCTGATGCGATAGAAATTCCTGCACCACCGCCAACCTTTGAGTATGGAACTTGATGTGCCATAAGGATGTCATCACGGTTTGCTTTGCGATAACTATCAAATGATCCATCTTGAATTCCATTTTCAATTGGCTCTAATTTAAAATCTACCTTACTATCTGGTCCATCTCCAGGAAGTGGGATATAAAGAGTTCTATGGTTTTGACCCTTTAGTCCTGCTTGCATAAATCTAAAGAATTTGTCTTCTGCTTCTGAACTTAACTTTGCACCCTTTACTACAGCAATATATCTAGGCACTGCTTTGTTTTCAAAATAGTCAACATTATACTTTGCTGCTAATTCGTTACCAACCATTGATGTGGCTGCTGCTACTGTGTCTGGAACTCCATAGTATGAATTCTTTGGTGAGTACTTTTTAATATGAATTAACTCGTTTGGTCTATTATCGTTTGTTACTGGGTTAATATTTCTTGACTCTTGAAAGTTTCTAAAATATACTACCTTTTGATTTACTATTTGAATATATCCATCACGCATACGGCGAACACGAATTGTGGTTGCTGGGATATGGCCAATATATCCAATATCTCCATTTACCTTTCTTCCAATTTCAATATATCCATTACCTACAGTTTCAACATCTGTGTATACCTTTTCTAATACATGTGTAAAGGTATCTTCATCATTTAAACTTTCTACCCAAGAAGTTAGGTCTGCCTTTAGTCTTTGAATTTTTCTTTGTGCCCTCATCAATGACGCATCGTCTGGAGCCTCTTCAAGTCTTGCAACTGTAGAGTCTGTCATTTCAAATGAATATCCTAACCCTACTATGTTTGCAACCTTTGCTTGGATTGCTGCGTGGTTAGCAAATGAGTTTTCATAAAAATATGCAAGTTCATCTAGGTTGTATGGTGGAATAACTACGTCAAAAAGACCATAGGCTGTAACCATATCCTGTTCTGGAAATAGTTGTTTTGACTTTGCATCATCAACACCTTGATATACCTTGTTAACAGTTCTTGCTATTTTACGTTTAAAATTTTGATGTATTCCATCATAAGACTTTACTAGTTCTCCATCAGTATTAAATGGATCTATTTTTTCAGGCTTTTCTGCCTTGTCTAAATTATCTATTCTTGCTATTACGCCTTCATCTTCCATATTTATTGAATCCCTTTTCTGCCGCCATCCAAGCACCAATATCTGTTTCGCTTGGAATTAGTCCTGATTTCATTCTTTCTATTTGTTCAGAGTGTTCTTCATCTGTAACTCTATTTACGCCAGCCATGAACTGAACCTTTCCTGCAGGTGCACCATAGTGTTCTGCTGCTTGTCTGATCTTAGCCATTTTTTCTAAATCATATGGACGGCCAGGAATATTCATAATATTTCCGTTACCATCTCCGAAAGGTTTGTTATCTAGGTCACACATCCATACATAGATGCCCCAGTCTGATTTTTTTTCTACTAATGTGATCTTAGGCTTGCCATTATTCTTAAGTTTTTTTGGATTCATGTCAACAAGTATACCATATTATACTGGTTTGACAAGAGTTGTGTCCCATGTAACGTCAGAAATTATATCTACACCATCTGAATTTAACTCTATTACTGAAGAATCATCAGAAACTATACTAGAGGTTCCTAAGTATGAACCCATAATGCTTTGACCATCTATTGTAAATGTAATAGAAGTAGTTGGTGCATAAACAATTCCCCACTGTGTTGGGCTCCAGTCTTCCCATTGTAGTTGGATTGTAACAATTTCTTCTCCGATAATTGCTTCTGATGCTCTAACCTCTTGCCATGTTCTTGCATCTGTTCTTTGACCTAAAATTTCTGTTGATTTTTGATATACAGTAATGTTGTTGTATAAAAATCCCTGATACAGTTCTAGTTGGCCAGACACACCGTCTAGTAAGATAGTTTCTCCAAATGAGAATACTATAGATGACCATACCATTGGATATATAACTGGATGATTTATCTTTACACCGTTTTGATAAAAAGTTAAAGCATCGTCTTCAAAACCTGTTTCGGCATCAAATACTTTTAGTAATGCACGTTTTCCATTATCAATTGGGTCAAGATATATGTCATAGGTTCTATCTGGAGTTGAGACTCTTCCTACCTTTTTAACAGATCCTACAATAGCATCTTCATTGTACATACACCATAATTGAAAACCGCCAAGGGAAAAGGATGATACCTTCTTATTATTTATAGGTATAGAAAAGGCTCTGGTGCTCTGTGAAGTATAAGGAAGTATTGATATTCCAGAGTCTCCTGTTAAATATAGATATGGTGTAGAGTCTTTATAAATAGTAAATGGGTTTTTATCTTTATAAGAGTATGCCCTGTCGTATCTTGAAACAGGATATATTTTGTTACCAGTTCTTGTATTAATAGAGAAGAAATCACTTTCATCATTAGCCAGTGAAGATAGGCTCATTCTTTTAATTTGTAGTGGCTTTGAATTTACCCCCTGAACTTTTAGTTCTAGATGGATAGTTATGTAGTAGTTTGAAAAGTCAACTAACTCTTTTGGTGGAAAAATAACTGTTCCATCTGCTACTTCAAACTTTGTCTCAATAACGTCTGTTGTATTATCAAAATCAAGCACTCTGTTGTTTGTTAGTTCTTGAGTATTAATATATTTAGAATATGAAACTTTTCCTACCTCATCAAAACTTTGAAGAGTTATATATGACTTTAGGTTATCATGATTATGATAATTTGCACTAGATGAAGGATTTGTTAATACCTGAGATGGGTATTCTATATTAAATTGAATCATATCTAGATCATAATATTCTAATCCACCCTTGCTTTTAACTAACTTACCAAAGTATGAAAGTGGTATTGAATCTTCCCAATACCCAGCAGAACATATATCAAGAGTCATAGATGATGGGCCAAGCAGAGGCTTTAGCGTATAATTTCCTGTGTATTCAAAAGATTGGTTAGTTACTGTAGTGCTGGCAAACCCTTGTTCATTAAAAATTGAAGACATGTCCTTTTGATTAAAGAAACTATTGTTAAAGGTTATATTAAAGAACTTTCCTAGGAATGTTGAATTTGCATAGCCCATCAAACTTAATGATATATTTTGAGGACTTGAAAAAAAGTTTCCTAATACATTTCCATAATTAATTGAAAGTTTATCTATGTCTATACCTACTGCAAAGTTAGCACTTGCTGCGACTGATGCTGTTGATAATACTATATCGTTATAGGCGTACTTTAGTCCAGAGTTGTCAAGGGTTACTTCAAAAGTATTATTATTGATAGAGTTCTTAAAGTGCATGATTACTTGAGAACTTGCTGATAATATTGGTGGTGCTTGAAATACTGCGTAAACAGATGCTACTCTGTCAGTTATTGGATTTATTGAATCAAACTCTATAGACCCATCTACGTTATTGTATGCGTCATTCGGCCTCATCTTAATAAATGGATATTCTCCCTCTACTTGTTTTAAGAAATTATCAGTAAGGATGTCTGATGCTTCTTCTGTTTGTATTCCTAGCCAAGAATATGAAAGCCATTCTAACCAGTTCTTTTGTTCAAACTCTGACCAATCACGTATATCTACCGAAGTTGTAAAAATTCCTGTTTGACCACTAAATCTAAACTCTGGAAGATCATAATTTTGAAAACCTATATATTTTGAGTTGGCATTTAGATTATTAAAATATCCAGAGTTCCAAGCATTCATATCTGGATAGTTTATTGTTGATGTATATTGTGCAAATGGAAAATCAATGTATGAAGATTCTCCTCCGAAATTATTTGTTACTGCCTCAGCATTTGGAACTGCTTGGCCAAAGATAAATCTTTTCTTTGCTAGTTGATCTGGAACTATGTATGGATATATTGCTATACAATCTAGTTGGAAAGGATAAATATTTTCATTACCAAAAAATCCTAGCCAATCAACATTGTTTGGTGGAAAGTCAATTAGCAAACTATCTAGTTCTATTTCAATTACAACATCTCCATTGATTAGTACACTAGCAAAATCTTGTGAGTATCTTATATGAACTAGCATAGGTCTATACCACTTACCTATAAAATATGATTTTGTATATCTTCCAATTTTTAAAGTTAGATAGTCGTCATCAACATACAGTCCATCATCTGAAGCAAGTGGCCCAAATATTTTTACTTCTTCAAATACGTTAGGGTTTACTCTTAGCCAAAACTCCATAGTCATTTCGCTATATTGACCAGTCTTATTTAAAAATCCTTTTCCAGGAATTGCAAGTGATGGCATACCTGGTGTTATTGGACTTAATATTTCTGTAAGATTTCCTGATCCAAATACCATTGGAAGGCTAGTGTTATAAGAAAGAAGTTTGTCGTTATCTATAAATACATATCCATTATCACTATCGTTAAATCCATATGAGTCTACAGAAACTACAGAGTAGTCTGTTCTTGGAACTAAAGATTCTAATGAGACATCTGTTAGTGCAGTAGGAACTATTCCAGAACTATCGTATAAAAATAATTCTGACCATTGTCCAACTGAGATTGAATTTATCATAACGTCATAGTCAGATAAAGATCCACCTTCTATATAGTTAACCTTTAAATATGGCATAGCCGATGCACCTACAGGAATCGTAGATGTATGTTGAATTATTTGCCATTCTGATGATCCAATAGAATTTAGACTACTCTTGCTAGTAGTTCCATTTGAATATATAAATCCTAATTCATAACTATCAACAAGAGCACTATATGGGTATACAAAGGCAGATATACAAATTGTATCTTTGGTTGAATCAAGTGATGAGTATGCTATTGATGCAGAGTTGATTTTGCTATATGTAACACTGGCACTAGAGTTTTTTCTTAATACCCCTTTTGATTCATTCTTTAGAGGTATGTTTGTTGGAGTAGAGTATGAGTTTAACCATTGAGCATTTGAGCCTTCGATCAACCAATTTTCAACATCTTTATAATTTTCATCTAAAGTTGAAACGTAGTAGATTTCATCGTCTAGTGACCAAAGGGCTAATGGGTGTTCTGCGAATACCCTAGCAGCGTAAATATTTGAGAAATTATGAGACATAGCAACCTCTAATCTATTTTAGCACGTTGCTATTTAGTAATATCAACTATTTCGCATACCCCAGCAACACATGAAAGTTCCTGTGTTCCAGTTGTGCCGTCCTCTTTTTCGTAGATAGAAAGCATTTCCCATTGAATATTTGAAGGTGATTTCTTTACCCACTCTTCATATTCATCTTTAGAAATTTCTTGATATGGGGCTTGCTTATAAGTATGTTCACTCGCTGGTAAGAAAGATACACCACCAATTGAATCAAAGTTATCAAAAACCCATGCACCAACCTTTAGCCATTCATCTTCATGAACATTGATAGTAACGCTAGGGTTATGTTCTGTCCAATAAGTTCTGTATGTCTTCCACATTTCTAGATGATCTATGGCTGTTAAATCTTTTGTTACAGTTGCATTCTTTGGAGCCTTTTGAGGAAAATAAAATACTGTAGTTTCTTCTGGCTTCATAAAATCAGGTTCGTATGCAACTCCTGAATCTTTTAAAAATTGTGTTAATGGATCTTTATTATCTCCACGAACACTTCTTAAGTAATATTCTGAATACCATGGATGAATACCACTTGATACCCCGACCAGTTGACTTACAGTGCCAGAAGGCTTAACACATGTAATAGATACAGATGGATTAATGTTTAGTTTCTTTGCTTCATGTTCATTTACCCTAACTGATTCTAACCTCATGTCAGTCAACAACTGTTCTAATGCTTTTCCTGCAGTTGAAGTTATTTTGTTTCCATAAATTCCTGTTAAAGATACGCCAAGCAATCTTTCTTCTTCGCAATTATCTTTCCATGTTTTACGGAGGTATTTAAAGTTAGTTAGTGTTGATTGCCATGTTCCAAGAATTGTGGCTAATCTAACTTTTTCTAAAAGGTCTTCTCTTGTATCGTCTGCTGAAATAACAACTTCTGTTAAATTGCAAAATTCATTTGGACGAAGGATGATTTCTCCACATGGATTGGTTCCAGATACCAAAGATGCATCTCTTCTTCCGAATGATTCAACATGTTTGCGAACTGATCCTATATTGTAAATTCCTCTTTCACCAGATTTTGATTCGTAAAGATTTCTCCACTCACGTAAGAATTGAGCAGTATTTGGCTTAGCGTTATAAACTGCTGAGTTATTTGCTAAGGCACGTTGTGGTTGAGTTTCCCACCATTGTCCACTCTTTGCCTTTGCCATTTCAAAATCATCAAGGTTTGATAGTGATATCAAAGCAGAACGGCGTACTCCACCTACTACTACAACTTCACCTACCTTACACATTAAGTCATGTGCTTCTACTGGCTTTAATCTACGACCAGCAGCATTTTTAAATGTGTCTACCGTAAATGTAAATAGAATGCTAAGTGGTCCTGGACCAGATGCACGTCCACCAAAAGTTTTTAATCTTGCACCTGCTGGACGAACCTTTGACATATCCCATTGAGGAACTTGTCCTTGTGACAATAGTGCAATTAATTCTTTAAATGCTTTTGCCCATCCAAGTTTAGAATCTTCTACCACAATGGTAGTTTCTGTTTTATTAAATGATTCTGCAATAACTGGAAGTTCATCTGTGTACTTTGATTCAACACTGAATCCAACACCTGTTCCATTCATTAGAACGTACATTGCTTCGTCAAATGCACGTAGACTGTCAACTGCAATAAATGAACAATTATATGCTGCAATATGATCGCGTTCTAATGCTGGACCTGCTGTCATCAATGCTCTCATTGAAGGCATGATTCTATGATTTAAGATTGCGTCTTTTACTTCATCAAATATTTTTGCATTTGGGCTATAGCCATAATTTAATATTAAAAAGTCTTTCATAAAGTTGATATAGCGATCTACGGTTTCAACCCAAGTTTCTCTACGACCTTTGTCTTCAACCCACCTTGCATATCTTGAGATATGAATAAAATTCTTATATGGATCTGTAATTGATCCGTTTTCGTTAATAAATGACATAAATAAATACAACTCCTAGTTTTTGATTTTATGGGATAATAGTATTCTACACGAGTTTATGAGGAAGGTCAATACATGTTATCAGTCCAGGAAGTAACATTTTATAATGATTTAGTTAATAAGGGATTGGTTGGAAAAATAAACTGTCCTTTTGATATAGATGATACTGTTGTTACTAGAGTTAACTCTCAAGATCAGGTTTACTTTGAATGCATAACATGTGATTCTGTATTTTATCCAGGAATTAAAGTTACAAACACTATTAAGAATACTATTAAAAAATTTACTTCTAGTAAATAATTATTATCATATAATACAAAAAATGTCAAATATAACAAATATTTATAAAAAGTTGATTTTCGGGAATAAAAGGGTTATACTAGTATAGTAACTAAAAATGGCTTCTTCAAGGAGGTAACTTATGAAGAAAGTATTATTAGCATTAATGGTATTTATTATTATTGGAACATATTCAAATCGACTGGATAGATCGTATATTCAATACCCCGCAGAACCGTTAGTGGTCGTCCCAGAAGGGCAGACCACTTCAAGTGTTTTAGGGGCTGTACAGGCCGCTAGAGAGGCTTCTAGCACCATTGCAGCACGTTCTAAGGCTAGATTTGAAGATCCTAAATCAGATAAGGCAATTGCTGCTTATCAAGAGTATTTAAAAGATATAGTTCCAGATAATGAAGAAACTTGTTATTTTAATATTATTGATAAAGAAAGTGATTGGAACCCACTTGCTCAAAATCCTAGATCAACAGCATTTGGTATCGGTCAATTCTTAAATAGCACATGGGGTTTAGTTGATTATAAGAAGACTAAAAACCCATATGATCAAATTGATGCTATGGCTAAATATGTAAAATTAATTTATGGTGATGGTTGCAATGCTTGGCATTTTAAAAGCCAGCATGGTTGGTACTAAAGTTCTCTAATCTCTCTAAAAACTTTATCCCAGTCTTCCCCTCTTACTTCCATACTGTGGAATTGTTTTATTAATTTATAGTTATTTTGTCTTTCAATATTTCTTGTCTTAGGATTCTTTAAATCTTCTAAATGAGATAGCCATTGGTCTTTTGTTTTTGCTACCCTGCCTATTCCGTATTCATTATAAAGATGTGAGTATTCTTCCATGTCCTCTGCAATAAATGGTATTCCAGCAGCAGCGTATTCAAGTCCTTTAATAAAAGATTTTGCACGATTAAACTCAACCTCATTTAATGGAACTAGTCCGATGTCGATTCTATTAAATAGTTCTTTATATGTTAATATTGGCTTCATTGGTTGAGATGAAAAACTTTTTACAGGAATACCCATTTGTTCTTGAACTGTTGGAGCATTAATAATAGATCCAGAGTGATGGAATCTAAGATTATTCTTTTCAATAAATTCTCCTACAAAAGGATTAAGTGTTTCTAAATCACTTGAACGCCAAGGTGTTGCACCAACCCACCCAACTGTTGGAAATGCTCCAGACTTATCTTTTCTCATTCCAAAGTATTGTAGATCTACAGCATTACGAACAAGATATATTGGTTTGTCTGGATATTTCTTTTTATAAAAATCATGTAGGAATGGAGTTGAAGTAATAAGTGCATCTGCTAAGTCCATTGACTTAAAGTAATGCTCTCTATTATTTTTTGGATTAGTTTTTGGATCTGTTGCTATATAGGCCATATTTGTTGGTTCTAATCCAGCATGATGATCATCAATATCAATAACTATTTTTTGACCAGCCTCTTTAGCCTTTGGAATATTTTCAACAATGCTATCTAACATCATTAGTTTTAATACAACAATATCCCAACCATGTACTGCTTTTGATTCAGGTATTAATAATCCAAATCCGTGTTCTGGGTGAAATCCAGGAAATCCCATTCCAACTTCCCAGTCCTTTTTCTTTAACTCTTCCATTGGAAGAAAGCATCGATACCATGCACAGCCATTAGGTTGTAGTGGTTTAGTTCCCCATGACCAATCGTAGGTCAAATAACAAAGGGTAGGTTTTGACATTATTCTCTTTCTTTAATTAAATAAATTATATCAGGGTAATGACTTTATGTCAATTATGGATTTTGATTAGTCCAAGCACTTGCACTTGAACTATATTTTAATACTTGACCATTTTGTGGGTTAGTTATAATTACTAATCCTAAACTGGATAAATCATGTGTGTGTGGTGCTGGTGCACCAATTAGAGGAACCCAAGTGTCAGTTGCAGAGTCGTAAACTCTTGCTAATTTCCCTATGCTATCATTTATTGTTGCCATTGTTTCTCCTTTTAAATTATACCACTGGGGTTACTTCAACCCAAGTAACTTGTGTTTCGTCCCAACTGTAGTATTTACCATCATTTGGCATTGGAATTGGTGCTTCGTATTCCCATTTTTCTTCATTTAATACCCATGAATAATATGATGGTGGTAATAAAAACTTTTCTTTTTCTGGATTATATGGGTACCCAGGAGTTGCATGATTATTATCATGATATTCAATATATTTAAGATCTGGGTTTTGTTGTTTTAAAATTTCTATAAAATCATAGTCTGATGCTACGATATTTACAACCATATTTTCTGAATCAATTACTGCAAAGTTAGCCATTATATTAAATACCTCAAAATTACAATTCCAGAAGATCCATTTCCACCTGGAGTATTTCTATTTTGATGATTTACTCTACCGCCACCGCCGCCACCTGATCCGTGACCACTAGCACTTCCACCAGTTCCATCACCATTAATTCCTGTACCTCCGCCACCAGTACCACCTGCTCTAGCAAAACCTTCACATCCACCTTCATCTCTTCCACCTGCTCCACCGCCACCACCATAATGATTTCCTAAATAAAGTCTTCCAGGACCACCACTTAAACTTGCTGTATTTCCACCAGCACCTGCACCACCAGCGTGTCCTTGTGAACCAGAGTTTGTAAAGTTATCTGGAGTTCCAGTTGTAGGAATACCTCCACCACCTGCCGTGATAGAAACATTTGTTCCAACAATTGTTGTGTTTCCACCACCACTATTTGTACCACCAAAATTTCCAATTGTTACTGTGTAAGAGGAGTTTGATATAAACTGTTGATTTGCAACAAACTGAACACCGCCTGCTCCACCACCTGTACCACACTGTCCGTGTCCACCACCTGCACCTCCACCAATTGCAAAAACTTCCACTGGTCCACCAACTGTTACGTTAAAAGTAGAACTACTAGTAAATGTATGAACCTTATATCCACCACCAGTAGTTTCAGTACCTCCACTAGCGGTTACTTTTGCAAATTTATTACTTCTATTAGATTTTGCATTATTACTTAGTAATGTATTTGCAACTGTTGATATTGCCATTAGGAAATCTCCGAACCAAATACTCCAAATGATACAGATGCTGTTGATGCGTATACTGTAAGAATATCTGTTGTATTCATTGTTAATCCTAATGTTAATACTGCAGTATCGTTTGCTGGTAGTGATGAATCGTATGCAACATAGTGTTTGTTTGCCAATGTTTCGCCAGCAGGTCTAATTGCAATACGATATGTAGCAGCAGTATTTGCAAAATTACAAACTGATATTGTTGATAGTACAGATTGTGTTGCTCCTGGTACTGTGTACAAAGTTGTTGCTGTTGTTGCAGCAGGATTATTTTGTCCTAGGACTTTATAACTTCTAGCCATTTATGCCCCCATCATTAAAAATATGTCTTCCATGCCACTGCCGCCTTCAATTGCTATCCAGGCTGTGCCATTCCACACTAGTTGTTGGTTTAATGCAGTGATATATACTATTGTACCAACAGTTGGAGAAGGAATTGCTGCGTCTCTTGCAGTTGTATTAGCAAAAGCATTTATACCTTTTTTAGCAACAACATCTCCAGAGACTGTTAAGGCTCCAGAAACACTTGCTGAAGTTGATCTAAGTTGAGCATTGACAGTAAATGTGTCTGATGCTGAAACTGGTGCAGAAAATGTATGTGTTCCTGTCCAAGTATAATTTCTTCCAGTATCTACTTTTCCTGCAACTGCAAACCAAGTATCTGTTCCAGCATCGTACATATATGCTGGTCTTCCTGTATCATCTATAGTTGCATAAATTGCACTACCTGATGGTGACACAACTGCTGAAGGAACATTTGTTGCTGTCTTTGCATAAGTAAAACTTGTTGTTGTTGGAGTTCCTGTTACTGTATAGGATCCATTAAATGTTGAATCTACACCACTAATTGTAATGTATGTGCCTGCTGATAGGCTATGACTTGCTGATGTAGTGAGTGTTGCTACATTGTCTGTAAGTGCTTTATTTGTGACTAATCTTAAAGGCATATTTTATAAGCCCTCCATGTTTTTAATTATAACATAAAAAAGGGGGCTGCCTTTTAAGCAACCCCCAATGTTTTTAAATGCTTATTTCTTTTTCTTTGCAGCAACCTTATCTGCTACTGCACCGATACCAAACTTAGTATCTTTTGGATTAACTGCACGGATTACAACCCATGCTGCTGCAGCAACTGCTGAATTCAAGATGGTGCCTAGAGCATCACCTGTAAGAGCAGATACATCTGCTCCTGAATCAACAAATTGTGTTACTAGTGCGATTACGAAGGCGTTCAATGCTGAACTAAGAACCTTCTTATTTAGTACTGATTCCATTAATGTCCTCCTTTTAGAACATAGGTAAAATTATACACCTATTATCCAAGTGGTGTCAAGTAGATGCACTATTGATTAAATAAGCCTTAGTTGATATACTTGTCAAATGATAATTTTAGGTGTAAGTTCTATGCACGATAGTTCAGTTGCACTTGTAGAAAATGGCAAAGTAAAAGAATTTTATAAAGAAGAAAGATTTACTGGTGTAAAAAGGGACATGTATCCCTGGAAATCTTTAGATATAGTAAAAGATAGATATAAGAATTCTATAGACCATATAGTAGTTGCTAATCCATTCTATAATAACTATGATAGTTATCTATCTACATACCTTTCAAAAATGTATTCAAAAGATATATTAAGTCTTTCTCATATGCACCATCAGCAACACGCTTCTTTGGCATTTTATAATAGTGGGTTTGAAAAAAGTCTTGTAATCATAGTTGATAGAAATGGATCTTATGTTAATAATAAAGGTCATGAATGTGAAACTGTTTTAGTAGCAGAATATCCTAGCGTATTTAAGACGCTGCATAAAAGATATTGGGATAATAATGGTTTAGGAATTGTAAAGGTATATGAATCAGCCACTACCCTTATTGGTCAACATCCTTTAGAGAATGGAAAAACTATGGGACTGTCGTCATACGGAAACTCATCCAAGTCAGATGATTTCTTTTATGAAGATGGCAAAGTTAAAAATCATCTTTTTGAAGGTTTACTTATGGATAGATTTGATACAAGCGTATCTATACTAAAGAAGAATAAAAACATTAGAGTAGACGGTGTTACAAAAGAAAACTATCAACCTTATGCCGATTATGCACATCAAGTCCAAAAGCAAACACAAGAGCAGGTACTAAAACTTATAAAAAAATTTACCAAAGAAACTGGTATTAACAATGTATGTATTACTGGTGGGTATGGTTTAAATGTAATAGCAAATAATTACTACCTTGAAAATTGTGAGGGTATTAATTTTTATTTTGAACCAATTGCTGACGATAGTGGAAATAGTATTGGTGCTGCAATGAATGTTTATAGGGATATGACCTTAGACAAGTCTATATATCCCCTAAAAGATACCTTTTTTCAAGGATTTGACTATGACCTAGATATTAATACAGTAAACGCCTTATATGCTGATATTGTTAAAATTTTACTAGATCAAAAAACTATTGGTGTCTTTAATGGTAAATCCGAGGCTGGACCTAGAGCATTAGGAAATAGATCAATACTATTTGACCCAAGAAACAAAGATGGTAAAGATATTGTAAACAAAATAAAGAATAGAGAATGGTATAGACCATTTGGTGCAGTAATGCTAGAAGAAGATTTTCAAGAATACTTTCATACAAATAGTGATACTAAGAATGAATATATGACTGTTGCTTATAAATGTAAAGATGGGGTATCTTCTATGATTCCATCTGTTGTTCATGTTGATAATACTTCTAGAATTCAAACAGTTAACTCAGGACATATCTACGAACTATTAAAAGAGTTTAAGAAAAATACTGGTATAGGAATATTATTAAATACTAGTTTTAATACAGCAGGAATGCCATTAGTTGAAACTCCAGAAGAGGCTATTAATGTATTAAGATCTACAGCATTAGATGCTATTTGGTTTCCTAAAAAAGGATTATTGTTTTAAACTTCTTCTTCAATATCTTGAATAAATGCTGGGTCTAAAAAATGTCCATATCCAGATAAGAATAGTTCTTCGGCTTTTGATTCATTAATGCTATATTCTTTTCCACATACATACATATCATTAGATTCATCTACTTCAAAATCAAATGGACTTATAAAGGTTGAATAATGAGTTCCAAGATCTACCTTTTTTACAACCCCACTATTTTCTGCAATAGGGCTTAGTGGTTTAAATTTATAATTCATATTTTTCCTTATGGTTTAACATATCTTATCATAACAATACCAGATCTTCCAGCAGCACCGCCACCGCCACCTGCACCAGTATTTTCACCAAGGTATGTAGTACCTCCACTGTCTCTTGATCCTCCAGCACCACCTCTAGCATATTCTGTTGAAGTTCCATTAAAGTTTATAGTAACACTTGCTCCACCTGGTTGAGAAGAAAGATCTCCTCCACCTTGAATACCAGCACCTCCAGCACCTCCACCTGAACCAGCACCCCAACTTAAATATTGAGCAGCACCTCCAGCATGTCCTTGTCCAGAAGTACCACTTCCTGCACCAGTTCCTCGTCCAGCACCTCCACCAGATCCACCAGTAGTTCCGCTATAAACACCGTCTCCTCTACCACCATGACCTCCACCAACTGTACTTACAATTCCAGAAATAGATGATATACCTCCAGAACTTGGTACTGATGTTCCACCATTTCCAACTGTAACTGTATATGAAGCAGGTGTTATATTAGATGCTGATCCTTGTAGTAAACCTCCAGCACCTCCACCACCACCTGATCCACCAAAGTTAGTATTTGGACCACCACCTGATCCACCACCTGCAATTACTAAATAACTAATATCTGATTTACCGCTTAAAACTTGAAAAATTCCGCTAGTTGTAAATGTATGAACTTTATATATTGTTCCACTAATAGTGGCTTCTGTCATTGTTCCACCAGTTGCGGTAAATGGACTTTGTTGTTGTCTTCCTGTTACGCCCCTAGAGCCACTGAATGATGATAATATTGGCATAGGTTTTCCTTAAATATTTAAATTAGAACTTCCAAGAACTATCCAAGAATCGGATATTCTTAAAAGTGAAAATATGAAGATATCAATTTTCCCTACAGAACTTGTTGGAGTTGGAGCGGTTCCACCAACCCATCTAATTGTTTGATTTGATCCGTTAACACTTATTGCATTTGGAATATATCCAGTTGATGCTTGAGTTATCATAAATGACATTGTTGTTACTCTATTATTTGTTGTTGGAATGTTTGTAAGAATTACTCCAAAGTTTGCAATTGTTCCTGATGATGTGTAAAAAATTGCACTATCATTATAATTTCCAGTTACTGAGCCAGATACAAATGACAAGGTGTTTACAGTTTCTGTAACTTCAGCAATGTTTGCTGCTCCAGTAACTGTTAAGTTTGTTAAGTTTGCTGTTGTTGCTGTTAAAGTTGTTGAGTTTAGTGTTGGAGCAATTACTGTTCCTGTAAAAGTAGGATTTGCAGTAGGTGCATATGCTGAAATATTTACTGGTGCAATATTGTAGTCTTTGTCAATCCAAACTTGACCATGTGTTGCTGGTGATGGTTCATCATTTAAGTATGATACAACTCCAGCGGCTGTAACACTTGGAACTGTTCCATCTTGATCAACCCAGATGTATCCTTCTGGAAGAATAGTTGTTGTATTATCTGCTCTAACTAGTAAATGAGGAATTGCTGTTTGAACAACTCCACCGCCAGATGGTGTGCTTTCTTGTAATTCTAGTCTTGTGTTAAAGTCTGATAAATGAGCGTGGATGCTGTCTGCTGCTGGTGCTTCTGCACCTGTATAGTTATCTAGTCCATAGTGATAAAGTTTAAAAGCCTCTACGATATTTGCTTGATCGTTTAGTGAGGGAATCTTTGTATCAAATTCTGTAGCACCGTATCCAGATGCATCACTTAAAAATTGACCTGCCATTTTGCTTCACCTTCTTAAATTATAACACGATAGTAATAGATATGTTAAAGGCTATATTGCCTGATAAATCAGTTATACTACCCGCTATTTGTTTTGCCTTGACTGTAAATAGTAGTGCCCTTGTTCCAGATACACTTAAAGCCTTTGCTGAAATTGAGTGTGCGATAGCCTCAGAGTGTTGTGGTGTAAGTTGAATTGAAATATTTTCTGCCAATAATGATGCTGGTGCATCTTGATAAATTTCACTTAGTGGTATAGAAACACTTGCACTACCTGAAGCAAAATTTAATGTTTCTATTTTACTAAATAATATTGGCTGAAACTTTAATACTGATTGCCATTCATTACCGCCAGGAACTGTATTATATTGGTATACAACACCATAGTCTCCACCAGCGTCTGTTCTAACATATAGGTCGCTTACTTTTGGACTTTCGTTAACAAATGCACCTGTATTAATGTTTGGATCACCAGATCCAGAATATATTAAACTTCCTCTTTCTCCAGATGGGCCAATGTCTAAAGCAACATCAATTGCTGCTGGTGGACCAAACACTGTGATTGAATCAGTTTGAACTACTGAGTTAATTGCCATTTATACCCTGCCAGATACGTCTTGTGTTACGCTGATGTTTCCTGTTAGTAGTGTGTACTTAGTTGACGCTGTTGTATTATTAATTTGAACATCATAAACATATGTTGCTAAAGACATTAAATCTCCAAGTGTTGGAGTTATTTTACATATTAGTGCTGTAGAGCCAGACTTTGTTACTGTACCAGTTCCTACTAGAGTTGCACCAGTACCTCTATCTGTTGCTACTGTAAATAAATTAGAATTGTAAGATGATAAATCAAATGCAGTTCCATTAGCATTCTTTGGATAAATAACGAACTCGTAACTATCACCACGGTAGTAATTGAAATTATATGTTGCTGGAAATGCCATTTATATCACCCTTTTTATTATATCATTGTCAAGCAAGGTCGCCCCATGTTACATTCTGTAAATTAAATACTGACTTAAATTCTATCCAAGTTCCATTAATAACTACATATAAACCTACTACTTCATTTAATTCCCCGCTTAATTTAAAGTAGACGGTTCCTTCTTTTGCAGCATGTGTTGGATCTGCTGCACCAAATTCATAGTTTGGTTGAACGCCAGCAATTGGAACCCATTCGGTTCCATTCCAAACTTGTGCTGGTCTAGAATTTGCTGATATGTTAGGCATTAGTTAGAAAGATCAGACTCTTCCCATACTCCTTTGTTATCATTCCATACATAAAACTTATCATCATCTGGATATGCTACTGGTGGTTCCCACTGACAAGTATCTTCATTAAGAATCCACTTACTAAATGGTTTTGGTGAAATAAAAGCATCTTTTTCAGCATCATATTTATATCCATTACCAGCATAGTTTTTTCTAAAACTACCACTATATGATGTTTGTTTCCAGGTGCCACCTAATAAATTGTGACAAAATGCTGAACCAACTTCTTCTGACTCAACGCCATTAGCGTCTAGACAGTCTTCATTATTAACAACAATTACTCTTTGAACAATATTATCTTCATTTAATTCTGCAAAATGTGCCATTTTACTACCTCCTCGTTATATTATATCCTATTAAGCCACTTCATAGGCAATTGAAAAAGCAATTGAGTCTATGTTTACTATAGCCCTATTTGGTTGATTTCCAAAATATGATTCAAAGTTAGAGGCATCTGATCTAAATGCCATTTGGCTTGTTGTTAAAGCCCAGGCTGTTCCAGCAAAGTTTACGTTGCCACTTGATCCATAAATTATAAAACTACCAATTGGCTGACCAGCACTTGCTGCTAGTAATGGAAGGGTTAAAGTAACGTTTGCTCCTGCAGTTCCATTTGCAGTGACTGCAATATATCCATTTGCAATAACAGTTTTACCTAACTTAATATATTTACAATAGTTGATAGTTTTACTAATATTTGTTGTACCCTGGTCTAATTGAGGATTAAAAGATGTCCAGGCACTTGATGGAAAGTTAGAAATTGTAGCGTATGTTGTACTAGCAGATGTTTGTGATAAATAGTTATATGCAGATATTTCTGCATCTGTGGTAATAGCAGTACTTGTTGATAAGATCTTTGACATTTCTCTTGTTATACCCATATTATTCTATACCCTCCATTTTATAATTCTGCATCAGCGGTCCAAGAATATTTATATCCTGCTTGTGTTCCATTATTTGAACCTAAAGCACGAAAACAAGAATCATCAAAAATACTAATTGCAACAGCAACATTGTTTGTAGCAGTTCCGCCAGCATCTAAAGTTGATATTCTATTTGAGTTACCTGCTTCGTCATATACTATTACGTTTGACGGAGTTGTTCTTTTTTGAACTTTCCAAGGACCAGGAAATATGCACTTTTGAGCAGAAGATGTGCTAAATCCATTTACAGTAATTCCAACATTTATTGTTCCTGGATTTGTTGTTAATGCATAAGATTTTTCATAATATCTTTGACACATTCTTAATTCATCACCTATAAATCTTTGTTCAAATTCAGTAGCAATAGATCCATTTTCTACTTGTACCCCCCAAATATCTACGGTAAATGTAGCATTTATTGGAAAATTAATTCTAAATGCTGCATAACTATCTGTACCAATTGTTTTTCCAGATATACTTGATAAAGTTCCAGTATAAGAATATCTAGTCCAAGATGTTGTAATGTTTATGTTACCACTTGCTAATCCAGCAACTTCTGATGACCCACCAGTTCCAAATACTTGTTGAATAGATGAGGTGATAGTTCTTGTTGAATCTGCTTTAGCCCAAAATGATACTGTTACAGTTTGACCTGCAAGAGTTCTAACATCTTCAATTCTTTGGTCGATAATATTAAACGTAGCACTAGTACCAGCAACTGACTGATTATATCTTAAAAAGAATGCTGATTCATATCCAGTTATAGAGCCTGGAGTAAGTGTTTGTTGAGATACTGACCTTGTTGCACCTGATCCGTTTACCTGTAGAAGCCATCTATCTGCAGTATAGCCACCAGCACTAAAGGTAGTTCCTCTTTGCCAAATATCAAATTCTCCATTAATTAATTTATTTTTATATGATGTTACTGGAGAAGATAGCGGGGTATATAAAGAAGCAACTTCACTATCTGTTGCTAATGCACTACTTGTTGTGAATAAACTAGCAATATCTCTTGCTCTACCCATTTTAGGCTATCCTATAGCGAATATAAACTATTCCACTGCCGCCGTTACCACCAGTTCTTGTAACACCACTTGTCCAACCAGAACCACCGCCACCGCCTGATCCAGTATTTATTTGGGCTGCTTGACCTTGCCAGTTATTTGGACCACCTCCACCAGTTCCTCCACCACCTGAACCTGCAGGACCACCTACTTGATTTGATGAACCACGATTATCTGATCCACCTCCACCACCACCTGCGTGTGTTATTGAAGTTCCAGTTATTGTTGTCGAAGCACCACTTCCGCCTGCTCCAGCAACTTGTCCGCTAGCGTCTCCACCAGTACCACCAGCACCGCCTCCGCCTCCACCTAAATGTCCACTTGATGCATTAGCGTTACCACCTCTAAATCCTTGTCCAGCAACACCAGCAGCACCTTGGCCCCAATGAGAAGCACCTCCACCAGATCCTCCTTGGTATCCACCATCTGCACCATGAGCACCACCTTGTCCACCGCCAAAGCATGTAACGTTGTTAAAACTTGAATTTCCTCCAGGGTTTCCCACATAACTATTTGCTGGTCCACCTGAACCAACAACAACTGGATAAGTTCCAGCAACTAATATATTTGTTACACCACTCAACATTCCTCCAGCACCACCTCCACCGCCAGATGGAGTTGTGTTATTAACACCACCTCCAGCACCACCTCCAGCAACAATAGTATATTCAATAACCCCTTGTCCAGCAGTTATTGTAAAATTTGATGATGATAAAAATGTATGAACTCTAAATGTTTGTTGCCCCACAACTATATCTGAAAATGAGTTTCCTCCATTTGCAGTTAATAATTGAACATTTGGATTTCTTGCAATTGAGTTTAATGAACTTATTGGCATTAGTCTGCAGTCACCTCGGCATATGATAAAGTAAAACTTACACTACCACTAGATGCATGCACTGATAATACATCTGATGCACCCATGGTAATTCCATGACCTAATTCAATAGTATCATAAGCAGTTACTGTTAGTCCGTAAAATAAGTAGTGTTGATTTGCAATCTGTGCACCAAGTGGTCTAACTGCAATTCTTATTGATGCAGATGTTGTTCCAAGATTACAAACGTGTATATTTGATATAACTGTTTGAGTACTTGCTGGTACAGAATAAAGAGTTGTTAAGGTTTCTGCAACAGGTATTACCTGTGCTGGTGACTTATAAACATTAGGCATTTAGTACGCTCCAAAGAATGGATGGAAACCAGAGTCTCCTCCACCACCAGAGACAGCGATCCACTTAGTTCCATTATACACTTTCAATTTGGGTGAAGTGATAGTTGTTGAGTCAATCCATAAAGTACCAGGTACTGGAGAAGTAGGTGATGCTGATACATAAGGTATGTTTGGCTCAAAATCAAGACTTGCTACATTAAATGGTTTGAGTCCAACTATTTCTAATATATCTCCAGAAACTATTGAGGTAGGCAATGTTATAACAGTATTTGCTAGTCTTGTATAGTCAATAATTGGAGTTAATAAAATACCATTTAAATATACTTGTTCATATCCAGGGGTATAGTTTAAAGTATTTCCAAGGTCATCTATTCCTGTAATTACAGAAGCACTTGATAAAAATGCTTTTCTCCATCTTGAATACTCATTATATTTAGAGTCTATTTGACCCTGGGTATATGTATTAACATTCGTTGAATTTTGATATGCATATATATCTATAATTTCATTAGGTAATACTGGTTGATTTAAAGTAATTAAGTTTGAGTTAGTAGTAGTATATTCATTATTAGCAAGTAATACTCCATTTATGAATACTTGTTCATACCCTGGATTATATTGTAAACTATATAGATTATCATCAGAGCCTGTTATAGCAGTTGCTGAAGCAGAATATGTCTTTCTCCACCTAGTGAATGCCATGCTTGCAGTTTTAGGAAGGTAGTTATTGGTTGCGTTTGCAATTGTTAAGTAATCAGTGCTTGCAACAAATTGAGTTAGATAGGTTGATGACGCTGAAGACTGTGTTAAGTATGTTGATGATGCTGAGGCTTTAGATAAATAGTCTTGTGCTATTTGTGCTGGGGTGGTATATGTTGAGGATGCTGAAGATTGAGTTAAGTATGTTGACGATGCCGAAGATCTTGTTAAGTATGTTGACGATGCTGAAGATAATGTTAAATAATCAAGAAATTCTGGTTCAACAAAAGATGTACCATTAAAATATTTTAAAACACCGTTGTCTGAATCAACCCAAAACGTTCCAACGTTTATAAATGGATCTGATATAGATGGGTCTGCTGATTGATATATTGCAGCACTATCACTTACATTTGCCCACTTTAGTCCATTCCACATATATGTTTTTTTAGTATCTGTTTCATATATAACCATTCCAATATTTGGATACCCTGGTCTTGTTACAGAAGTAACGTAAACAAAAGGATTAAGTCTTAAATAATCTAGTCCTAATTGAACATTAGTTGCACTTGCTGAAGTATAAATTGAAGGGCTATATGCAATTTGAGTTGCACTTGTGGCCGTATAGTCTGGAACTGCAGACGCAGCACTATTTACCCATACAGTACCAATTTCTACAATATCTGGCTCAGATGCTTGATAAACAACTTTTGCAGTTGTTCCAAGTAAATTATCAACGGCTGGTTGCCAAGATAATCCGTCCCAAATATACATTGGTTTTGTCATTTAATTCACCTTTTTAATTATAGCATTGTAGTAATTTATTAAATTGCATATCTTAACATTACAATTCCACTACCGCCTGCACTAAGATATGTTCCACCATTTCCAGTGTTAGCAGCATTTCCACTATTTGATCCATTAAATCCAGCACCACCACGACCATACTCTCTTGATGTTCCATCAAATGATGATGTGTATGCTAATCCGCCAGAGCCACCAAACGAACTACTTGCATTTCCTCCAGGACCACCAGCACCTCCTCCTCCACCACCTAATGGTGTACCAGAAGAATTTCCATTTCCACCTGCATTTCCAAATGTTTCTGCATCAAGATCATCATTGTATCCACCAAATGCACCACTTCCGTATCCACCTCCACCGCCACCAGATGGTCCAGGTGTGCCGCTTGAACTTAATGCTCCACCAGCACCACCAGGTTGTGCAACTTTTATACTATCAATTGAAGAACTTGAACCAGCACCACCAACAGTAATTGTATATACGTTTGTTCCTACATTATTAAAAGAAGAAATAATTAATCCTCCAGCACCACCTCCACCACCGCCATTTGACCCTGTTGCTAAAGAACCTGGTCCTCCACCTGCCAAAACAAAACATTGTATTGACTTTGTTCCAACTGCAGTAAATGAACCAGTTGCTGTAAATTTATGAATTCTATATCCGCCACTATCTATAGTTTGATTTCCACCAGATGCATTAAAAGATCCACCACCGCTACCAGATCTTTTTCCAATTACTCCAAAGTTTCCAGATAATATACTAGTTGCTGGCATATAACTCCTAAATAATATTTTGGTTAGCGTTACCTATAACTATCCAAGAATTTGATCTTCTAATCATAGTAAAGTTATATATATCTATTCTTCCAGCACCGTTAGTTGGAGTTGGTCCTGTTCCACCTAACCATCTAATTGTTTGAGTAACTCCATTAATTTGAAAAGTTGAAACTCCGTAGCCTGTTGCACCTTGTGGAATTATTAAAGATGCTACATTTGATTTTAAATTGGTTGTTGGAACATTATCAACATTCATTGCAAAATTTGATGTTGGACTATTTGATAAATAAAATATGCTAGAAAGATTAAAGTTTGTATAACAAAGACCACTTGGGGTTACAACTACATCAGTAATTCTTTCTGATATTTCAGATACATCAAGTCTTCCAGTAATGTCAACTGTATTTGTAAAAGATGCTGAGGCTGTAGTTGCAGGGGGGCTAGAAATATTACTTACACCAGATATATTATTAGTACCAATTGTATTATTAACAATAGTTGAATTATTACCTGATGATAATATAGGAACGTTTAATTCATAATCATATTGATGATTGAGTTTATTTAATCCCATACCCGCCCCTTATGCCTGGGCTTCGGTCCAAGAAAGTCTTCCTAGTACATCTACTGCTGCTGCACCAGTATTTGTTACAACAATTGTAAGAACATCTGGTCCATCTGGATATATGTTTGTATTTGCATTTGTACCGCCGCCGCCAAGAATGCTATTTCCAAGATCACGAACTCGTTCTAAGTCAACGCTTGTTGTTCCAGTAACAAAGAAACCTCCAGTTACTTCACCACCAGAAATTGTTGTTGATCCTGCTGCATAGTTTGCAATTTGTGCAAGACTTGAATTTGCTAATCCTGTAGCGTTATTAATTGCATTTGTCCATGCAGTTGCAGAACTTGGAGTTCCATTAAGAACTGCTGTTACAAGCATGTTTGCAGAGGCACTTTTTGTAGAAACATCTAGAGCACGAAGAACTAACTGCATTCTATTAACAAGTTCACGTGTTCCAAAGTTTGCAGCAATACCGTTATCTACAGATGGTGCTACACGAATTGAAAATAGTGCTCTTGAAGCACCTGATGCAATAGTGGTAAATGCTGTTTGTCCATATGTAAATACCAAAGATTTATCATCATCATATCTACCATCCATAATTACAGATGTGCCCCAATGTGAAATTTGAGATGAATATGATGGGAATGCTAATTCAACCATTGTTGGCGATGTAGCAGAAATTGTAAATGATTGTGGACTAGCCATACCCATTGGTGCAAATAGTACACCTGTAGGGTTTGTTGCAGTTGATGCCTGAGTAAATGTTAATGTTGTTCCACTAATTGCTGCAACATAAGTTCCATCTGGAAAATCTGCACTAATAACTCTTTGACCAACTTGAATACCTGAAACACTTGCTACTGTTCCTGTGTTTGTACCTGAAGTGATAGATACAGTTACTCCACCTGTTGAACCAGATTGTGCTCTTGTTAATCCAGTAAATGATGTAGTTGTTTTTGCTGAATAATTAATATATTCATATTTAGAACCATCTCTTACACACAATGTTCCACTTGCTGGAAAGTTTGATGTATCATTTACATACATAGCAGTATCAGTATTAGACATGCTAGATGTTAAGGATGTGTAAATTGGATCTGTTGAAGATTCATAACGTGCTGGTAAGTTACCAGAACGCATATATGCTTCATTATTAATATTATTATTTGGCATCTTATGTACATAAGTTACGTTTCCATCTCGTCCACGCATACCCCAACGTACATACCCTGCACCATACCAAGAATAGTCAATATAAAACATTTGCATTTTTGCTAGATCTAGTAACATTCCAGATGGTCCAGTTCCATCCATCTTATCAATATTCCACTGTGATTGAGGAATCTTTGTATCAACTGTTTTAGAAACAATTGCAAATTGTGTTGTTGATCCTCTATATGAAGGTGTTATTGTCATGCTTGTATCACTTTCAATACTTTGAACTTTATAAGATACCCCACGAACTACAATAAAGTTACCAACATTTAATTGTCTTGCAAAATATGTTGGGAATGATGAATCTGTTTGTGTAATAGTATTTGAACCATTTGTTGCAGTTACTCTACCAGAAATTTGGAATGTAGAATTTCTACGAACTGCATATAATGTCTGACCATTAAATTCAAAGAATAAACCATTTTGTTCATCAAAAATACCAAGTTTATTTGAGCATCCGTACCAAGAAATTACTGCTGCATAGTATGGTCCTTGACCTACTGATGATGTTGGTACACTTGGAATTGTGTATTGAAATTTGTTATATCCAATGATTGAACTAACTGCATAGTCTCCGTTATAGATTGGATCTAAACATCCACCAATTCTTACAATTGCACCTGGTTGCAAGTTATGTTGATCTTTTGTTTGTACTGTTACAGTTTGTCCAACTGAGTTGATTGAGTCAAGTTGAAGATTTGGTTTTAAAATTGTTCCTGAAGACATTTGCATACCCTTACCTGATTGATAACGGAAATAACGTCTTGTTTGACGAATAGCCTGCTCGTTGTTTGAGTTGGCATTTGCTGAAAATACAACACCACCGTCAAATGGTCTGTGTAAGAATTGTGATTTTGGAACCATATATACTGTTGCTGCTGCACCAGAAAGAGTTCCAGTTGGTGCTGCTAAAGTATAGTATGTAAATTGAGTTGGACTTGTAATTGTACAAACTGGAAATGTTCCATTTGGTGCATTTGTTGTTGCTGTTGCTCCAATAATACTTACTTCATTACCAATTGATAGTCCATGAGGAACTGTTGTTGTAACAGAAACTGCCTGACCAGCATAAGACATTGTTGGTGCTCCACCAATTGCAGCACCTGTATAAACCAATCCAGAATAGATAACAGTTTTATTTGTATCTAAAATTGACGATACTCCACTTGAGTTTACTGCTCTACCAGTGTATGTAAATGTACTTGTTCCACCGCCGCTTTCTACTGTAAAGTTACCATTTGCAATTGAAAGATATGTATCATAAACAGAAATTGATGTTCCGTTTGCTGGTGCAGTACCACTTGAAAGTGTCACTGTTACAACTCTTGAATTTGTATTCATTGTAATTGCTGAAACGTTTGGAATTGGTGCTGGTGTTGTATAAGAAAATGGTCTTTGATTAATTAATCCAAGATTTTCCCATTTTGTAGTTTGTGGGCCGTATTCAAAGTCAGTATCGATAAGTGCTTGTGGAGTTGTTACTCTAAGTTTATTTGTAGAATCTACATATGATTCTGATGGAGTAAATTTTTCATCATATTCATCAACTAAGATAGATATCTTATCAGTTGAAGACATTGCAGCAGTGTTATAGTTTAATACAACTGTAGTTAATTCGTCCATGTTTGAGTTAACAGATGCTGATACAGTACCCTTTAGACTTGGGTCTGAGAAATTATAAATTACAATATTTTTTGTTACGTTTGTTATTAAGATTAGTCTTTCGGCTGGTATATAGTGATTAAATACAATTGTTTTAGTTGCTGGGTTAAATGTATATTGTGTTTCAAATACTACTTTTCTTGCCATATTTTTTATCCTCCCAACATTATATCAATTGGTTTAAATGGATATATGTCGTTTCTAGTGGTAGTTGCCGATCCCATCATTAGTCTAGCATCGAATGTTGACCCAGCAGGTGGTCTTTCTGAGAATGCTATATATCCGTCTGAGTCTATCCTAAAGCCATCTCTAGGGTACTCTGATTTCCACACATATTCTGGAAAGTCTACTGTTTGTATTATACCATTAATCGTAAGAAATAGTCTATAGGGATTAGTTATATTAAATACCTCTCCTCTATACATTGCATAGAATCTATTTTCAATACCGTCAAATCTTCCTTGTAAATTATCCAATGGAATAATATCGTCATCTACAAATAAGGATATTTTATTATTAACATCGTCATAACTTACAGATACCCCCGCAGTTGAGGCACTTGCAAATAAAGAAGCAATTAAGTCTTGAATAAATTCTTGTCCAGATGCTCCATAGTTAACATATTCTGCAGAAGCACCTACCTTACTTAGGTATTCTGAAGAAGCACCTGTCTTGCTTAAGTAGTTTGTTGATGCTGTAGTATTTTGTAAATAGTTTGTTGAAACATTATTTGACAAAGTAGTCAAAGAAGAACTTATAGTATTTACAGAAGCACTATTAGAAGTAGTAAAGTTAAATAATTCAGTAGATGTTGCAAATGATGCTGAGGCAGCAATTAATTCTGTTAAGTCAGTGTGTGTGTGATCTGAACCACTTATTTGAGAATCGGCGTCTACCCATAGCAAACCAATCTTAGGATCTGAAGGTGATGCTGATGAATAGGCAACATATGTATAGTTACCAACATTAGTTATATCATTTACAGGAATCCACTGTGACCCAGACCACACATACGCTGGTCTAGTTGTTAGGGATATAGTTGCTGATGCCATTATGCACCTTCTCCTGGAACTGTATCTGTAACAAAACCTTCATCTTCTGGTCTTACTTCGCCAGGAAACCTAGGAAAATCAACGTAGGCAGGAAATTCTGTATTGGCTGGTAAATCCCTTAGTGCTCTTCTGTAAGTCGTCCATTCAGCCCTTAATTCCTCTGTAATGGGTGCGTCTGCTATCTGAGTCCAATCACAATTTAATAATCTTCTATTTCTAGACTGTCTTAATTCTTCCCATCTAATAACATTAGTCTTTTCAAAATTTATAATTTGATCTACTTTAAAATCTAACTCTTCATCAGTATATTCAATTGGATTTCCAAGAGAATCATAACTTATGTTATTAATTAAATTAGTTCTGGCAATTTCTCTTAATTCTATTTCTTTTTCAGTCATAATTAAAATGAAGTAGGATTAGTAAAACTAAATCTTACTATAACTATCCCACTACCCCCTCTTCCCGCTGAACCACTTGGACTTGCATGTGATCCGCCACCGCCGCCACCTAAACCATCTGTTCCATTTCCTGGTGTTACGTTTGGACTATGGCTTGCACCAAGTCCTCCACCACCAATTCCACCTTGAGCACTTGCAGTGTGACCGTGTCCGCCACCGCCTCCTGCGTAATGTGTTGCTGTACCAGTAATGCTATTTACTAGACCTGGTCCACCTGGTCCACCATTATTTCCACTAACGGTAGTTCCAACACCACCTGCACCACCACCTCCGCCGCCACCCCAATTTGAGTGATGATATCCATGTCCACCAAAGTTTCCTTGACCTAACTGAGCCGCACCACCGTGACCTCTTCTTTCTCCAATTGTGTCTCCGCCACCAGAAGAGTTTCCCATTGCAGCACCACCACCTGAACCACCAGGAGTTCCGTTACCGTAAGCACATTGATATGAACCTCCACCACCGCCACCTATAGCCAATAAATGCATAAATCTTGAATTGCCACCTGTACCTCCTGGAGCAGCACTACTATATGGACTAGAATTTCCACCTGCACCAACTGTTATAGGAACACTATTAGTGTCTACTAAAATACCAGACTCAAAAATGTAACCACCACCTCCACCTCCACCGCCATGATGATTTCCTCCACCACCGCCACCACCAACTATTAAGACATCTGCATATCCCCCAACAAATGGAGATAAGTCTACGTTTTGTGATCCAGTATTTGTAAATGATTTGTATGCAAAAAAACTTGCACCTGAAGCATATGTGGTCCATCCATAACTTTGAATCCATTGAGTAAATGTTGGACTAGCACTAAATATTTGTGTTTTTGAAACACCTTGATTAATTTTTGTTGTAACAAATCTATACAATGCTGGATTTGCTCCAGCAGGCAATACGCTTGCTAGTTCTGAAGAGGAAAAATTATCTGGCATTATCCAATACCTCCTGCGGAATAAACAATTTGAGTTCTAATAACAACTATACCAGTTGCACCATTGCCACCCCGAATACCATTACTATGACCACCACCGCCACCGCCACCGCCACTATTTGGAGCAGCATTAGCATGATCACTAACCCAAGATGACTGTTGTAATCCTAAACCTCCACCACCAAGCCCACCAGTTCCACTATAGTATGAATGATTCCAACCACCGCCGCCGCCAGCAAACCAACGTGTATATCCTAAAATTGTATTTGATAAACCAGTTCCACCTGGCCCACCGTTTTCGTTGCCAGTTCTTTGTACTCCTACTGAGCCAGCACCTCCACCACCGCCACCAGGATATGCTGGACTAGAATGCCAACCTCCACCACCATGATTTCCTTGACCAGTCACTGCATAACCAGGAGTTCCTCTTTGACTGTTTGATCGCCAAGTAAAATTATCACCGTTAGCACCACTATGTCCAATTGCTCCTCCGCCACCAGAACCTCCAGGAGCACCAGAACCAACATTGTTATGAGTTCCTCCACCGCCACCACCAATTGAAACAATATCGTCAACAACTGAGTTGGCACCGTTAGCACCCATTATATTTGCATTGCCCGATATAGCACCTATACCACCTTCACCAACAGTAACAGATATACTAGATTTATTAAAAACTTTTGTTGTTAAACGATAACCACCTGCACCGCCACCACCACCGTGTTGTCCACCGCCACCGCCACCTCCTGCAAGACAGAAAACATCAAAAGTATTTTTTTCAAATGGTGTTATAGTTGTTGTTGTTGTTCCAGCAGTATTAAATTCTTTACATGCATAAAATGCATTTGATTGAAAATATATTTCCCATCCAAGTGATTCTAAATAATTTAAATAACTTATACCATTATATGTTTTTGTTCTAGTAAAATCATTTTGCATTGCATAAGAGAAATATCTATATACCCCACTAGTATTTCCAAATTTAAGTAATGCAGTAATATCATCAGAAGTATAAATTTCTGGCAATTAAATCGACCCCGCTGGGAAAGATAGTGGGAATCTTACTACTACTACTCCAGATCCGCCATTTCCACCAAAGAAAGTTGTTGTCCAACCTCCACCGCCACCACCACCAGTATTTGCTACACCATCAGTTGCTTTATATTGATTTGTTCCACCAAAACCTCCACCACCGTTTCCACCGTTTCCACCTGGATTTGCTTCACCACTTCCACCTCCGCCACCGCCTGCATAAAATTTAGTTACACCAGTTATAGAATTTGATAATCCACCACCACCTGCTCCACCTCTACTTCCAGTTCCCCAAGTTCCATCACTTCCAGGACCACCTGCACCTCCACCTCCACCACCTACGTGGTTATCATTATGTCTTCCTCTACCGCCATTATTTCCTTGACCACTTGTTCCTGTTCCACCATTACTGTAAGTACTACCACTTGCACCAAGAGATCCTCCACCACCAGAACCACCTGCTGCACCGTCATGAACTCCAGACCATGCACCTCCAGCACCTCCACCAATTGAAGTTATTGTGCTAAATACAGAGTTTTGACCATTTGTACCTCTTGTATTAGTAACGTTATTACTTGTTCCACCAGCACCAACTGTAACTGTTACGTTACCACTTACTGCAAAGTTTGTTTCTAATCTGTATCCGCCTGCACCTCCACCACCTGAGTGATGTCCAGCACCAGCACCTCCACCTGCTACAACAAGTACGTCAGCATTTGTTCCATTAAATGGACCAGCATTCCAAGTTGTTGTACCACTTGTAAATTCTTTATAAGCATAATAATTTCCATTTGTATCTCTATAAGTTGTATAACCACTTGAAGCAATATAGTCTAAATAAGCAGTACCAGATAAAATATTTGCTTTTGATTTACCCTGGCTAATTGCCCATGCAACATATGAAAAAGTTGCAGGTGGAGAACTAATTGGAATTATGCTTGCTAGTTCTGAATATGAAAATAAAGTTTGACCTACTGAATTACTTCCTGTAGTTCCTCTTATACTGTTAACAGCCATTAGACTATTTCTCCTCCAAATAGAGATATAGCAATATTAGGAGCACCGAATGCTACTATCTTATCTCCAGATGTAATTGTTAAACCTAAAGTTAGTGAAATTTGATCTCTTGCTAATATACCTGGTCCCCAGGCTATATAATGTTTCTTACTTAAAGTTTCTCCAGTTTTAACTACTGCTAAAAAGAATGTTCCATCAACGTCTGAGCAGTTTGTTACTGTTATTGTTGATATTAGTGTTTGAGTGCTTGGAGAGGCTGGACATGTGTATACTATTGTTTCTGGAACGTATGAAACACTAGCACCAACAGTTGCTGCTGTTACAACGTTACTTGCAGTTACTGGGTATGTAAAAGATGTATTATTTGGAACTGTAGAAACATTCTGATTACCATTAAATGTTGCATCAATACCTGTAACTGTTACATAGTTTCCTTCAATAATATTATGTGCTGTTGCTGTTGTTAAGGTAACTAAGTTACTTGTTAAATTTCTAAATGAAATGGCTCTTGACTCTGTGGTTAAAAGTGATTGACCCAAAATCTTTAAAGTTTTTACTTGTTGTGCCATTTATACTCCCATAAGCAGCAGTGTGTCAAAGACATCCCCACCGCCACCAGCACCTGACATTTCAATCCAGGTACTTCCATTATACACTTTCAATATTGGTGCCTCGGCATCTGTTGTATCAATCCAAAGTTGTCCAGTTGCAATTTGATATGCAGGGGATGAAGAATTATAGGTAATATTTGGTTCATATGTAGCAGATGCTGCTGTTACTGTTAAGTATGTTGCTGAAGCATTGGCGGTAGAAAGAATATTCATTATATTCTGATTAGTCCATTGAGCGGAAGAAGAATTATATGCTAATAATTGATTATTTGAAGGGGAAGCAATAGTGCTATCTGTAAGACTATTTAAGTTTGTAATTGTAGAAGATATAGTAATAGTATTTGTAGCACTAGCAGCATTAATTGTTATGCTATTTCCAGCCTGTAGATTAATATTATCAAAATCTGAGTCTGCTAATATTTGTTGTGTTGCTGGAGTTGTTGTTATGTATCCAAATCCATTAGGATTTACTATTCCAGTACCTAGATAATCATTACTATCTACCCAGACTGTTCCTACATCTAAAGCACTAACGTCTGGTTGAGTTGGTTGATAAAGAACAGCATCGTTTCTTGTTTGAGTAATTGGCACCCAGTTAGTGCCATTCCAAACATATGCTGGTCTAGTAATATCTAGTATTTGTGCTGAAGACATATTATAATCATAACCCCTTAGTATTTAACCCTAATAATACCCTGTGCTCCGCCGCCACCTGAGTGACATCCTCCACCACCATAATATTGTGATGCACACTGTCCACCAAATGTTGTAGGTGATCCAAATTCAGAGTTTGAGTATTGTGTTCCTCCACCACCTGCACCAAATGAACATCCTCCAGAACCACCTTCATAAAGTGCTGTTGCTCCAACCATTGAAGATGTTCCAGCCCAACCACTGTTACAATTTCCGTTATGTTCTGATACACCACCACCTCCACCACCTGCTGTTCCACCAAATCCTGTTGTTACTCCACCGCTACATCCAGATTGATTATTACATCCAGAACCTGATCCTGCACCACCAACGTTTAATGAATAAGTTTGTCCAGCAGTTACAGCAACTAATGGATTATAAACAATACCACCACCACCACCGTTACCGCCAGGTCCATTTCCTCGACTGCTTCCAGCACCTCCACCTCCACCAACTAGAAGAATTTTAACATAAGTTAATGCAGTAGGTGCAGTAAATGTGTTGCTTCCAACTGATGTATATGTTATTGTTACTGGTGCTTTCATTAATAAACTAAATGTTCTGGTTGATGAGTTTATTCCATCACTTGCTCTTACATCAAATGTATATGTTGTGTCATTTACAACTGGAGACGCTAATCCAGATATTACTCCAGCAGATGCACTTAAAATCATTCCAGCAGGTAGTGCTCCTCCAACAATTGAATATTGAAGACTTTGTAAATCTGCATCACTAGCACTAACATTAAATGTTTTAATTCCTCTTTCAATATCGTAAAGAGTTCCTATAGATCCTTGTGGTGTAATCCATGCTGGTGTAGATCCAGCATCTAATGCTCCAGCCAATATTCCATAGTTTCCACTTGGGTTTATAACTTTAATACTATATGGTTCATATGCTTGTGCAAGTGCTGGTGTGGTTGCTTTTAGTAATGTTGCTGAAACTCTTTGAACAACTGTTGCATTATATGGTGTACCATTTGTTCCAATAAACTGTACTGTTGCACCAGATACAAAGTTTGCTCCAGTAATATCTATAATAGTTCCTGCTGATGTTGAACTAACTGGAAGAATTGACAGAACATTTGGAGTTGGTACATATGATTCATACTTCCATTCATTTCCATCCCAAATATTTAAAATTGCAGCAGTTCCTGTATTATCAACCCACATATCACCCAATTGTGTAGGGGTAGGAGATGCAGATGAATATGGAATACGTTTTTGATACATTGCACTAGCCTCAGCCTTACTTAAGTATGCTGATAAGTCAACATTAACATTTGATAATTCTGCCTTTGTAGCATATGTTGTTGATGCTGATTGTATAGAAAGTTTTGTATTTATTGAAGATGTAAGATTTGATGATGCACTGTCAAGTTGTGACTGTGTATAAGCACTTGCTGAATTTAAAGCATAAGCACTTGCTGAATTTGCATAAAGTTTTGTTGCATATGATGATAAGTCTAGATTTGATTGAGCATTTCCAGTAGTAATAATCTTATGATTTCCAATTTGCATATTTCCATTTAAGTCCATAGTTAATGCAATATTTTGATTAGGACTTGATGGATTTTGCATATAAAGAGATGAAGCACCAAGATATAAGTCTTTTACTCTAAAAGCACTTGATCCTACTGAGTAAACATTATCTGCATCTGGTAATAGATTTCCATTATCATCTTCTAACCAATATGTAAGTTGATTTACAAAAGGAGTAGAACTTCCACTATACCCCACAGAAGCGTTACTATCTACCCATATATCACCAATAGAGAGTTGGCTTGTATCTGGTTGTTCTGTTGAATATATAACAGAGGCACCATCACCACCTGCTCCACCACCTCCAGCATTTCCTGTTAATATAATTTGATTACTTGCTGAGTTGTATGTAGCAGTAATATTTGTATGATTGCTATGTACTAAAGCAGTTGATGCTGTAGTTAAAGATCTTTGATTTGTAAAGTATAGTCTGCTACCCTCTTCAATATCAGATGTAGTTAAAGCATTAATTTGAGATACAGTATTTGCACTTGCTGAAGAAACTGCTGATGATACTGCTGCTGCAGATGATGATGCTATTGTTCCTATAACGGTAGAAGCAAAGTTTGCATCATCGTTTAATGCTGCTGCTAATTCATTTAGAGTATCTAGTGCACCTGGTGCTGAATCAACAACATAGTTTACTGCTGCTGCTGATGCTGTGTTAATTATTGACTGTTGATCAGTCTTTGGAATATAAAGTGTTGATGCTGATGCAAGAAGTGATGTGCTTGCTGAGTTTAAATTTGTTAATGTTGCTAAGTTAATTTCTGAGGGGTGTAAATTCTTCCATAATCCTGTTTCTTGATTAAATGCTACTAATTGATGATTCTCTGGACTAATAATAGATACATCTAATAGATCATTTAGATAGAATGAACTTCCACTACCGCCAAATCCTGGAGCAAGTGTATTTGTAATTTGTTGTGCTGTAACAATAATTGCTGGACTTTCTGGAGTTGTTGGTGTTGTTCCAACAGGAATTGTTTCAATAAATATACCTATATCTTCTACTTGAAAATAAAATTCAATAAAATCATTTGCTGCTAAACTCATTACATAATTCCATGCTTGAATTATTTGACCATTAACACCTCCATGTTTTTCTGGTACAGTTACTTGACCACTTGATGAAGGAACATTAGTTCCATTCTTTTTAAGCCAGATAGTAGCATTATGAATTGTATTATTACTATTTGCTAATTGTACTGAAAATTGAATATTGTAAACACCAGCATTTGCAAATTTTATTCTTGTTGGTTTTCCTGAAATATTATTTTGAATTGATACACCATTTGCTTCTGCTGTTGTATTAATTGGAATTACTACTTCTTGTGTTGTTGCAGACGCACTTATTATTGCAGAAGAACTATGGTAAAAAGATCCATAGTATCCTGTTGCTCCTACTGATGATAAATCTGCTTCTAAAATTATTTGATTATTATTGTCGTCATATGTTGCTTCTATGTTTACATGATTACTATGGTCTAAAAGACCTGATGCTGCATCTTGTATTTCTTCACTTGTATGTACTAAGTTTTCCCAAGCACCATTTCTATATATTTTAATGACATCAGAGGTATTATTAAAGTACAGATTACCCTCTGACCCAGTTGCTGGATCTGAGGCTAAACTCACTAAACCTGTAGGTGTTAAAAACCTTTTTGCCATTTTAATCCTTAGTTAGAGAGGGTAGGTGTTTCACTACCCCCTCAATATATTTTATACTATCCAACGATAACTACGCGGTATGCGTTGTTTGTTGGTGCTGTTGCAAATGATACAGTTACTGTATTTGCGTCTGTTCTAACAACATCAGTTTCTACTGTGTCAAAAGAAGAATTATCATAAACGTTTACAACAACATCTCTGCTGTTTAGATTATGAGTAATTGCAAATGAAAGTGATGAACCGTTTCCAACGTTAGCAGAAGCCTTCTTTGTGAAGCCATCTGTTACGAGTGCTGTTTCTAATGCTGACTTATCTACTGCTAATCCTGCTGCTCTTGACAAGTATGAATTAGATGCGGCAAGTACTACGGAAGCACTAAGTGTTCCAGCACCTGTTCCGTTATCAGTGTAAGCAAAGTCAATGGTTCCAGAATCTGTTGCCATTGCTCCAACTACATCTTCTACGGCCTCTTGAAAGTCACTAATGTTAATTGAAGAGTGTCCGTGTCCTTCTAGCGATACGGCAGTATTTGTTACACCGTTACTTGAAGTCCACTTACCTTCTGATTCATCCCAATAAAAAGATGAATTAGGTCCGTCTCCACGTTCTACTTCAATACCAGCATCTGCAACAGGAGTTCCTGTGGCATTACTGTTAAGAAGAACAATGTTGTCTTCTACAGTTAGTGTTGCTGTATTTAAGTATGTTGTGCTACCTGATACTGTTAAGTTTCCGTCTACAACTAAATCACCAGCGACTGTTACGTTATCTGGCAAACCAATTTGTACAGCACCTGCTGATGCAGATACAGTAATTTCATTGTTTGTTCCAGAAAGACTTGTTACGCCAGTGTTAGTAATTGTTAAAGCAGCACCTTCGCCACTTCCGCTAATACTAATACCAGTTCCTGCTGATGCAGATGCAACATAGTCACCTGTTGTATCAGTTCCTAGTGCTACAGAGTTTGGTTGAACTGTTGCATTAATTGTGATATTTTGATCACCTTTAAAACTAGCACTACCACTTAAATCTCCACCTAGGGAGATTGTTCTTGCTGTTTCTAATGCAGAAGCAGTTGCTGCGTTTCCTGTAGTGTTAGCATTAATTGTTGATGGTAAACTTAGTGTTACAGAACCTGTTGATGCAGATACGTCAATTTCGTTTGCAGTACCAACAAGGGCTGTTACACCAGTGTTAGTAATAACTAAACTACTTGTTTCGTCATTATAGTTTACAGAAATACCAGTTCCTGCATCAATTAATTGTGCAATTAAATCTTCAATTTCTTCGTTAGAAGCACCTACGAATTGCCATGCTGAAGCAGAGCCATTGTAGAATTTTAATTTTTGATTTGAGGTATTAAAATAAACTTGACCTGCTTTTCCAGTTTCTGGATCTGTTCCAAGATTTTGAATAACACCATTCAGTAATTGATTGGTATTAAGATCTAAGTTCGTTAAAAATTTTCTACTCATTTATTTCACCTGCCCTTTTTATGAAAAATAAGCCTTTCCTGAAAATGCTCCAGCAAAGGTTAGTACTATAGTATTTTCATTAGGATAGTTATATGACCCCTCAATAACTGTTCCTGCTGAATCTACTACTGTTACATTAGGTATAAACCCTAATCCGTGATTGACAGTCCATACTGTTGCTGCTGTTGTTTGTGTATGAACATATCCTAACTCGCCATAATCAACTGTTCCTGCTGGGCCTTGTGGACCAGAGGTTCCAAGACTGATTACAACTGTTTGTTCGTTTACTGATACATCTACATTTTGTTCTGCAGAGATAACTGTTACTGGACTTTCAACAACTGATACAGTTACTTCTGCCATTAACGAGTCACCTCTGGGGTGACATTAAATCTACCTTCGATTAAACGATCTGTAATACCACTTACTGATTCTACTTCTAGATCGTAAACGTGGTCCCCAGTGATGAAGTTTGTTGTTGTTGAATCTGCTATTAAGATATCAATTGTTCCAGCACTTCCACCAAGGGTAATGCCATTTCCATTTGTTAGATATACAATATAGTCAGTTGAGTCGTGAGTTTCTCTTACTTGTAGACGTGCAGAATATCCAGTTAGATTTACTGGTGTTTCGTCAATTTTATAGGTCAATGTCCTACGGAATGTGCTTCCTTGTGGACAGACAAAATTCAATTTCCCTGGGGTCATAGGGTACTCCTAAAGGCTGTACGCCTTAGTTTCATTATACCAAATTATTTTTCTACTATTGAGATTACGATATCTTTAATTACTTCTAATTCTCCAGAAATTTGAGAAAGTTCATTTTTCATTTTATTTTGATCTCTACGAATATAGTCAATTTTGTCTGACATACTTGACCCGCCATTTGGCTGTAGTTGTCTTTCTATTTTTTCTAATCTTTCAACTATTGTGTCACCTTTTTTATTTTTACTAAGAAGTCCTTCAAATCTTCTAGCCATTGCATAACCAACACTGAGGGCTACACCTATAATTGTGAGGGTTTGCCATAATTCGGCGGTAGAGGTTAAGATATTAAAATTCATAACATTATCATTGTAACATTTTATTATTGACAATCTATCTTTTTACCCCTTATAATTAATACCAAGGAGTGGTGAATATGACAAAATCTAAATTGATTGAAAAAGAAGAAGTTAAATACAAATTGACAGCCTTAGATCGTTGTGATCGCTGTGAGGCTCAAGCCTATGTTAGTGCAAGCGGGGTATCTGGAGAATTATTATTCTGTGGACATCATTATAAGAAAGTAGAAGACTCTATTAAAGAATGGGCTTTTAAAATTATTGATGAAAGAGAAAAGTTAGTTGAAAATCGTTTGACAGGATCTGCAAACTAAGGTATAATAATAAGTCTGGAACACATATAGTTCCTCATAGTCTGAGAGCCAGCCCCCCACCACCACACCACAGGGGTTGGCTCTCTCCTTTTACTAATCTTTATAGATTCTATTCTTTAGATATTCTGTTAACTTAGGTGCTTTTTCAGCAGCCTTCATCCATCTGTTCTTTTTATTTAAGAAGTTGGCTTTTATAGTAGTATTTATTTCATTATAGTTTTGATATGGATTTGCAAGTTTTTTTCCAGCAAATGTATGATCATCTAATAATTGATATTGAAGACCAGTAGCAATGAAATGAATACCTCCATGTGGATCAGAATATTGTTGCTTAAACATATATAGATCTTGGAAGTCAAAGTAACCAACAGTTCTGTCTGGAATTAACTTGACCATCTTTTCACTAAATGTTCTTTCTTGAATATCTTGCCAGTACTTGGTATCATCTCTGTGACTTAATGCATAGTGTAATGAAACAAACTCTGTAAAGTTTTCAAACATACCTCTTACTGATGCGTTATAAACATCTTTATCCATTTGATTTACTTTTGGCAAAGATAAAATTCTTACAAGTTTAAATAAGAATTCGTGAACGCTAAATAAACCATTGCTTTCTAGTGGTTCGATAAAGCCAGCAGATAAGCCGATTGCTACTACGTTCTTTACCCATGTTCTTTCGTGGATTCCAACACGCATCTTAATGCTTCTAAATTCTAAAGCCTCTACTTCTTCTTTAGTTCTAGGTATAACCATTTTGTCAGACATTAAATAGTTTTTAAATTCTTCTAATGCTTGCTCTGGTGTTGCATACTTATCGCTATATACATAGCCAGCACCAAGACGTGACCACAATGGAATATTCCAGCACCATCCGTTTTCAATTGCTGTTCCATTAGTAAATGGTTCTAATTCTTTTTCTTTATCTTTATATTCAATTCTTGTAGCCCAAGCACTATTGTTTACTAGTACGTCAGCCTTTGAAATGAATGGTTCTTTTAATGCTTTATCTAATAGTAGACTCTTAAAACCTGTGCAGTCAATGTATAGATCAGATGATAATACTGTTCCATCTTCTAGTACTACATTTTCTACACCTTTATCTCCAAGTACTACGTCTTTTACGGTACCAAAGATATGAGTTACACCTCTAGGCTTTGAGTATTCATCTCTTAAAAATCTTCCTAGTAATGCTGCATCAAAATGATAAGCAACATCTGTTGCTGGTGTAAAGTTGTCAAATTCACCATTTTCATTATCTGAAATTTTATTTTGTTCGTATAGTGCTGCTGATGGAATATAGCATCTTGAATAATCTTCCCATGATAAATCAGGATTCTTATATTTCATTAAGTGCCAATCCCATAGACCCCACATAGTATCTTGTAGATATGGTTGTCCGAATGGGTAGTGAAATCCACCTGCATCTTTATCGTAAAAGTCAGTAAATTTAATACTCATCTTGTATGATGCATTACATTTTTTCATCCAGTCTTCATCTTTAAGTCCTAGTGTATAGAATAAGTAGTTAATTCCGCCGAGGGTACTTTCGCCAACACCTACAGTAGGAATGTCTTCAGACTCAACAAGTGTAATTTGTTTATCTGGAAATTTGTTAATTAGAAGTGAGGCGGTAATCCAGCCTGAAGTTCCGCCGCCAACAATGGTAATGCTTTTAATGTTCTTTGATTTCACGTTATGCCCCTAAAAAGTGTTTGAGTAAGGCGATACTAGCAAGTATAGACCATCCGATGTTAAAAAGAATTATAGTCGGTAAAGTTTTTTTCGTGGATGACCATATTAAAGCAAGGGATGAAACAAGGGCGAAAATATACAACCACCACCATTGTTTCCCTAAAAGCAAGCCTGGGAAGATAATGCTAAGTTTTGTAGAAAAAGCCCAAAATTCAACAGTATTAGGTTTATTCCAATATTTCTTATTTCGCATTGTTTTCAACGCGGCGATCCATTCAAGGTGCTTCATACAGTCCATTCTTTTAAGTCGGCGATATAAGTATAGCACTCCCCTCCCCTTTGCACAATAGGAGACTATCGTCTCTCTTGCAAAATTCTGGGGGGTATGATAATATTATCGAATGAATGCAAAACCATGGGATCTATTAAACCCTAATACACAATATGTACCAAGTGAAGTATTTGCAGATAGAATAAATACTTGTCTAACATGTGATAATTTTATTAAGATGACTTCCCAATGTAAGAAATGTGGTTGTTTTATGAATTTAAAATGCCAAATGGCTCATGCTTCTTGTCCTATTGGATTATGGAAAGAATATTCACCAGAATAGGGATTTTTATTACCCCCTGGTTTTTTAGTAAAAGTCTATATTGACAATAATTCTTTTAGAATGCTCTTTAGGCTTACTAGAAGAATGATATCTTAGTCCATCGAATAATACAGCATCTCCTTGTTTAGGAGTATATCTACTATGAAGAGTAAATTCAGTAGGACTTTCTTCCCCGAGTTCTTGAACCTCGTTATACATAAAGGTATCACCGTCTGAGTCATTGACATAATATAAAAGAACATTATGAGGATATTTCATATCTACGTGAGCATGGTGTTGGAGATCATTAGGAGTCCAAGTATTAAGGGCTGCTCTAACTCTATAGACAGACTTTACATCTATGCCAGTCTTTTCTTCCATAAAATATAACAATGGTTCAAAGTCTTTATAGAAATGAGATACTGTTTGATCATTATGATATAAGACATGATAGAAGCCATATTGAAACCCCGCGAAGTTTGCATCTTTAGCATCGCTCTTTTCATAGCCAGAAGTATTTTCATTCCAATACCATGGAAAGTCATTACCTGTAGTAATAT